GGGGGGGGTGGGGGGGGGGGGGGGGGGGGGGGGGGGGGGGGGGGCGCCCCGCGGGCGGCGGAGTTCAGGTAGGCGCCCCCCGGGGTCGGGCGGGCGCGGTGGGGGGCGGGCGCGGGGGCGGGGGCGTGCGGTAGTGGTAGCCTACCCTTCAGGCCTTGGGTTCGAGAGTCCGCGTTTTGGGGTTCGGGCCGGCGGGCGGGGCGGGGTCCGGGGGGCGGCGTGCCAGGCGGGGGGTCGGGGTGGAACGGGCGGCGCCCCGGGGGGTGGGGGCGCGGTTGGCGGGGGCGGGCGGTAGGCTACCGGGCGGCCTTCCGGTTGTGGGCGTCCCGAGAGGCGCGGGCGGCGGTATCGGCGGCGGTGGCGTGTTCGGTAGCGGCCCCGGCGGCTTCGGCGGCGGCGCGGGCTTCGGCCCCGGCTTCGGTCGCCATATCGGCGGCGTACCCTACGCTGTTCTCCGCTACCGCTTCGAAGGGCGCGGCGTCGGATCCGGCCCGGTAGGCGCGGGCGCGGGCCTTCAAAGCGCTGCGGGCGGCGCGGCGGGCGCGGGTAGCGTAGGCGTCGGCTTCGGCGGCGGCGGCCGCGGCGGCGTCGGGGTCGTCGTCGTAGGCGGCGTCGGCCGCTATTTCGGCGGCGGAGGCGAAGGCCTCGGCGTAGGCGCGGTGGTAGGCGGCGCGGCCGAGGGCGGCTTCGGCGCGGCCCGCGGCGTCCCGGGCGGCGTATTCGACGGGCGCCAAGCCGCCCCCGGCGGGCGGGGGGTAGGCGGCGGCGTCGGGCAGGCTACCGTCTCCGCCTTCCGCTACCGCGCGGGCGTGGCTACCGGCGGGGCTACCGGGGTCGTTGTCGGGGTTCGGGTCGGCGGCGGGGTCGGTAGCGGCGGCGGCGCGGCGGTCGGCGCGGCCCGCGGCTTCGCCCGCGGCGGCGGGGTTCGGGTCGGCGGGGGGGGCGCCTACCGCCAGGCGGGCGTAGTCGGCGGCGCCCGCGGCGTCGGCGGCGGCGGCGGTAGCCCACCGTTCGGCGGTCCGGGCGGGCTCGGCGTCGGCGGCCCCGGCGGCCGCGGTCTTCAAAGCCCAGGCCTTCGCGTTCTCGGCGGTCCGGGCCGCGGCGCGGGCGGCGCATTCGGCGTCGGCGGGGCGTTCTTCCAGGTAGGCGGCGCGGGCGTCGTCGTAGGCCCGGACCGTGCGTCCGTAGGCGCGGTAGGCGCGGGTCTCTGCGGCGTAGGCGGCGGTGGCGGCGGCGGCGGCGTCGGTGGCGGTGGTCGGCATGGCTTTCTCCGTTCGGGTTCCGGGCTTCCCCCGGCGGCGGCGCCCCGGGGCTACCTACAGCTTCGGACGGCGGGCGCCCGAACCGGAGGGTATTCCGGGGTTTTTGTTTCTTCCTCTTTTGGGACGGTGGCGGCGGGCGCGGGGGCGGCGGCCCGGGCTCCACTACCGCGGCCCCGGGGCGGCCCGGGGCGGTGGGGGTCGGCGGCCCCGGGGGTCCGGGGCGGGGGCGCCTACCAGCCGTGGCGGCCCGCGGTCGCGCGGGCGGCGGTTTCGCGGGCGGCCTCGGCGGCGGTGGCGGCGCGGCGGGCGTCGTAGCGGGCGTCGTCGGCGTGGCGGGCGGCTTCGTCGGCGGCCTGCTCGGCGAGGCGTATGGCTTCGGGGTTCGGGGCGCCCGGGGCGCGGCGGGCGGCGTTCTCGTCGAAGCGGGCGTCGGTAGCGTAGCGGGCGGCGTCGGCGGCGTGGCGGCCCGCGGCCTTGGCGTGGAAGCCTGCCGAGCCCGAGGCCTTGCGGGCGGCGGTGGCGGTGGCTACGTCGGCGTCGGCCAGGCGGTAGGCGGCGGTGAGGGCGGCCCCGGCGGCGGAGCGGGCGTTGGCGGCGGCGGTGGCGTAGGTGCGGGCGTTCGCGGCGTAGTTTTCGGCGGTGGGCATCTTTTTCGCTCCGTTTGGGTTTCCGGCTCCGGCCCGGGCTTCCTTGCCCCGGCCTACCTTCCTTTTCGGCAGGGTGGGGCCGTGGCTGGAGGGTATTCGGCTTTTCTTTTCGGCCGCCCCGGGCGGGGGGCGGGGGGGGCGCCTACCCCCGGCGGGCCGCCTCGGCGTAGCGGCGGGCGTCGGCCGCGGCGTGGGCCGCCAGGGTCGCGTTGTTGGCCGCGGCGCAGGTCCTACGCCAGCCTGCGTCGGTGGGGTCGGCGTCGAAGAGGGTATGGGCCGCGGCGGCCGCGGCGCGGGCCGCGGCGGCCTGGAGGCGGGCGCGGTTGGCCAGGCTACCGGCCTGGCGGGCGGCCGCCCGGCGGAGGTCGGTGGTGGCCGCGGCGCGGGCCGCCTCGAGGGCCCGGTAGGCCTCGGTCTTGAGGGTGGTGGCCGCGGTGGCGGCGGCGGCGGTTTTTTTGGTCTGGCTGTCGAGGGTGGTGGGGCTCAAGGTTTTCTCCGTTGGTGGTTGTTGCTTCCGGCCTACCCCCAGCTTCGGCAGACCCGGGGCCGGCCTGGAGGGTATTCCAGAAAAAAGCCCGGGCGGCCCCGGGGCGGCGGGCTTCCACTACCGCGGCCCCCGGCGGCGGGGGCGGGGGCGGGGGCGGTAGGGTAGCGGCCTACCCTTCGCGGGCGGCGTAGGCGGTAGCGGCGCGGTCGGCGTAGCGGGCCGACCCCCGGGCCTGGGTAGCGGCGGAGCGGGCGGAGCGGGCGGAAGCCGCGGCGCGGGGCGTGGCGGCCGCGGCGGCGGCGTCCCGGGCGCGGCCCGCGGCGGTAGCGGCGGCCGCGGCGTGCTGCTCGGCGTAGCGGGCGGCGTCCCGGGCGGCCCCGGGGTAGGTGGCCAGGTCGGCGCGGCGTTCCCCGAAGGCGGCGTGGTCTGCATGGTAGGCGGCGGCTTCGTAGGCGCGGGCGGCGGCGGCGGTCTGGGTCGGCATATTTTTCTCCGTAGGGGGTAGGGGGGCGGCGTCGCCCCGGGGCTACCGACAGCTTCGGCGGTTCCGGCCCCGGACTTGAGGGATTCCGGTGCGAAGGCTTTTCCCGGTCCGCCGGCCCCGGGGGGGGGCGGGGGGGGTGCGAAGGGATTTCCGGGGGTGCGAAGGATTTTCCCGGATGGCGGAATATCCTTCCCGGTCGCCAGATCCTGGTGAGTGGCGAAATCCGGGAAAGGCCTTCCCACCCCTGCTGCCCCGCTCCTGCCCCGCTCCTGCCCCAGCGTGAGCGCATGCGTTGATCAAACCGTGCGCGCCCGGGCATGCCCTCGCGCGTTGATCAGACCGCGAATCCGGGCGCGTCCTCGCGCGTTGATCAGACCGCGTGCGCTCGGGCGTTGATGAGGTTGGGCCTCCCTACCCCTGGTCGTCGGGCTCGGGGTCGGCCCCGGGCTCGCCGGCCTCGCGCAACTCGCGGATGGTGTCGGCGAGCGTGCAAGAGCCAGAGCCGAGGTATTCGTGGTCGTCGTCGAGGGCCATGACCAGTTGGGCGAGCCAGTATGCTTTTGCGCGGGCGGCGAGGCGGTCGGGCAGGCCGTCGACGGTGTCGCGGGCCTCGCCTACGAGGGCCTTGATGTCTTCGTGGAGGGTTTCGAGGTGCTCGAGGGCGTCTTCGCGTTCGCTCATCTGGCTTCTCCGTTTGGGGTTTTCGGTTCCGGGCCTACGTTCAGCTTCGGCAGGGGTGGGGCCGGCCTTGAGGGGTTTCCAGAAAAACCCCGGGCCGGCGGGGGGCGCCTACCCGTAGGAAATCCTGGAGGCGTAGAGGTCCGCTCGCTCGGCCGCGGCGCGGGCGCGGGCGGCGTGGGCTTCGGCGCGGGCCGCCTGCTTGCTACCCGTGCGCTCGGCCTGCCGCCAGGCGCGTTCGGCGCGCGAGGCGGCGCGATTGGCGAGGCCGGCCTGGCGGGCGGCGTCGGGGTAGCGGCCTGCGTCGGCCAGGCGGGCGGCCTCGAAGGAGGCGTCGAGGGCGGCCTGGTTGGCTTCGCCGGCCGCGATGGTCTCGGCGCTGTCGTCGGGTCGGCTGGTGGGGTAGGGCTTGTAGGTCGGCATGGCTTTCTCCGTTTGGGGCTCCGGCCCGGGGTCGTCCCGGGCCTACGTTCAGCTTCGGCTCGATCGGACCGGGCCTTGAGGGGAATCCGGAAATTCCCCGGGGCGCCTACCCCGTGGTGCGCTCGGCGGCGGGCCGGCCTGCGCGGTAGGCGTGGTCGCGGGCGTCGGCGGAGAAGGCGGAAGCGAGGCGGGCCAGGCCCCGGGCCTTGGTGACCAGGCGCGCGGGGGCGGAGGGGTCGGGGGCGTCGGGCTCGGCCCGGTCGGCTGCGAAGGAGGCCTCGCGGGCGGCGTCGAGGGCGTGGCCCCATTCGAGGCTGGCCCAGGCGCGAAACCCCTTCGCGGCGTAGACCTTCGCGGCCTCGGCGGCCTCCTCGGCGCGGCAGCAGGCGCGGCCCGCGGCCCGGGCGTTCGCGTCGTCGGTCGTCAGGTATTGCCGGTAGGGGCGTTCGGTGGTCGGTTCGAATCCGTCGCTGGCTGGCATGGCTTTCTCCGTTTGCTGTTTCCGGTCCGTTGCTACCCTTCTCTTCGGCTCGGGGGCCGGCGGTCTTGAGTTCATTTCCGGTTTTCCGCCCGGAAATGAGGGGGGCGGCGGGCGCCCCCCGGGCGGCCTACCCCGCGGCCTTCGCGGCGGCGTCGGCCTGGGCCAGCGCTCGGTCGGTGTCGGCCTGCTTGGCCCAGGTGTCGTGGGTGCGTTCGCGGGCGCCGAGGGCGTCCTGGGCCTCGGCGTGGGCGGCGTCGCGGGCGTCGGTCGAGCGGTGGGTCGCGCGGAGGGCGCGGCGCAGGAAAGGGGTCATCTCGTCCTGGGCCTCGCGCAGGGGTAGGCGGTGGAGCAGGCGGTTGCATTCCTTGTGGGCGGCCATCGCGGTCTCGTGGGCGGCCTTGGCCTGGTTCGATTCCGATACCGCGCCGGCGGCGGCCCGGGCTATCGTCCCGGCGGCCTCGACCCCGTTGTCGCGGGCGAAGCCGCAGGCGTTTCCGCGGTGGTGCTTCGCGCCCCGGGCGCGGGCCTCGGCGTCGTCGGCCGCGGCTTCCGCTACGAGGGCGGCGTCGAGAATCTGGAGGGCTTCGCGGTTCGGGGTGCTTTCGAAGGTCGTCATGGCTTTCTCCGTTGGTGGTTGGTTCTTCGGGCCTGCCCCTATCTTCGGCAGAAGGGGGCGGGGCCTTGAGGGCTTTCGGTTTTTCTTCTCCCTACCCCGCGGCCCGGGCGAGGTCGTAGCGGAAGCGGTCTCCGAGGCGGCGGTCTTCGGTCCCGTTGAGGAAGGCGTCGGTCTGCTCGGTGGTCAGGCGGGGGCAGCGCTGCTGCGCCATCCTTGGCGACCAGGCCTCGCCCCCGCGGCGGGCGGCGGCCCACCCGAGGAGGAAGGCGCGGGCGGCGTCGGTCTTGCGTTCGTGGGTCGTGGGCATCGCTGTTCTCCGTTGGTGGTTGTTCCGGCCTACCCCTACCTTCGGCAGGGGGGCGGTAGGTCTTTAGGCCTTTCTGGAAAAGCGAATCGCTACGAGCAGGCTGTTCCCCCCGTAGGAGAGCGTGTCGTGGCGGCGCCCGGTCCGGACCCGAAGGTCGCCCGCGGAGTCGAGGCTGAACCAGTCTGCGTGCTTCGCGCGGTAGTCGGTCAGGCGGTAGGCGGTCCCGACCCGGACGATTCCGCCGGCCCGGAGGTGGGCCTGAATCTTGGCCAGGAGGTCGTGGAGGTCGTGCTTGTGGGCTTCGAGGTCGGTGGGCATGGCTTTCTCCGTTCGGGTTCGCCCGGGGCGTTTCCCCTGGCACCACCACCTTCGGCGGTCTGGCGTCAGAACTGAAGAGTATTCCAGGGTTTATCTCTGCGGGCCTCCGGCCGGCCCCGGGCGGGGGCCGGCGGGGCCGGCCTACTCCTGGGCCTTCTCGGCCTCGGCCATCTGGCAGTCGGGGCAGAGGCCCGTCTCGGTGTTCGCGGCCCCGGTCAGGGTCCGGTCTTCGCAGGCGGGGCAGGCGTGGGTCTCGAAATCCTCGCCGGCGGCCTCGCGGAGGGCGGTCAGGAGGAGGGCGGCCGATGCGGCGCGGCGGCCGAAGGCGGGGCGGTCGGTGGCGATGGGGTGCGAGACGGCCAGGTAGCTGAAGGCGGCCCGGGCCTGCCCGAGCGTGTTGATCAGGTCGTCGGCGAGGGCCTCGATCGGGGGGGCGGGCGCGCGTTGATCAGAGCGGGCGGCGGCCTCGGCGTCCGCGGCCTTCTCGGCTTCGAGCCGGGCCTCGTAGGCGCCGCGGCGGGCGAGGCGGGCGCAGACCGTGGCACCCTCGGCGGCCTGGCGGGCCGAGCCGGCGGCGTCGGGGTCGGCGTGGGCTATCGAGCCGGCGTCGTCCGCGGCCTCGTAGGCGCGCTGCCAGGCGTCCCTCGCGCGGTCCGCGGCGCGGCGGCAGGCGGTCGCGGCGTAGCGGGCGGCGCTGACCGGGCCGTTGTAGGCGGCGTGGTTCGCGGCCACCCCGTAGGTGCGTGCTTCGGAGAGGGCGGTCTGGGCGTCCTTCCACCCCTTGGTCGCGCGGTCGAGGGCGGCCCCGATGGCGATTTCGGCGTCGGAATCGGGGTCGTGGTCGGCGGCGTAATCCATGAGGGCCTCGGCGGCCTCGGGGTCGTGTTCGGGGTCGGGCAGGCTGTCGTAGGTTTCGGGTTCGAAGGTCATCGCTGTTCTCCGTTTGGGGTTGTTGCTTCGGGCCTACCGTCAGCTTCGGCAGGAAGGCCCCCGGGCTTGAGGGCCTTCCGGAATTTCTACTCGCGGGCCGCGGCCTCGGCCTCCAGGCGGCTGGCCAAACCGCGGAGGCGGTAGGCGCTGTCGAGCCGGTTCCGAACCGCGTCAATCCGGTCGGCGGCGGCGTGGGCGTCTTTCTGGGCGAGGGCGAGGTCGGACCAGAGGCCGGCTCGGCGCTGCGCGTCTTCGGGGTCGGCGATGGCCTTCTCGATGGCGTCGGCCAGCATCGGCCATTTCGTTCCTGGGTGTCCCTGGGATACCAGGGCGAGGGCGGCCTCGAAGTCGGCGGAGGCGGCGGCCTGAAAGGTCAGGGAGTCGGTCTGGTCGGTCATGGCTTTTCTCCGTTTCGGGGTTTCGGGTGCTTTCCTTGGCACCCCTACCTTCGGCACGATAGCTCTGCGGCTTGAGGGAAAGCCAGAGAATTTCCCTCTTCGCTTCAGGCGGCCCGCGTCACCTTCGGGCGGGGGCCGGCCGGCGGGGCCTGGCGCAGGCGTATCTCCTCGTGGAGGGCGTCGACGGCCCGCTCGATGGCCGGCTCGGCCTCGCCCAGGCGGTGGGCGGCGGCCCAGGCGCGGAGGTCTTCGAGGGCCTCCACGACGGCCTCGGCCTGGCAGGCGGCGTCGTTGCCCGGGCGGGCCTGGGTGGCGAGCAGGTAGCTGGCGGCGGAATCGAGGCGGAGGCGGGCGCGGTCGTAGTAGGGCAGGCGTGGCATCGGTCGGTCTCCTTGGTGGGTGCGCGTTGATCAGAGCGGGCGCGCGTTGATCAGAGCCGGCGGCCCTTGCGGCCCCGGACCGTGACGGTCAGGGAGTCGTCGTGGCAGTTCGGCGGGGCCTTATCGTAGTGGCGGGCTTCGGTCCGCACCCGGTCGGCCTCGGCCTGGGCTTCGTCGGCCTCCTCCTTCGCGTCGTCGGCGTCCTGCTGGGCGTCGCCCCAGGCCTGGCAGCGTTTGATGTACGGGCCAAGGGAATCCCCCCGCTTCGCCTTCTCGGCGAACAGGTAGGCGGCCTCGGCCTTCTCCTGGAGGTCGTCGGCCTCCATCTCCATGTCCGTCGCGTGCTCTTCGGCCTCCGCGGCCCGGACTTCCAGAAGCTCCCAATCGAGGAGGTCTTTGCATTCGGAGCAGAGGCGGCCCCGGGCGCGGGCGATGGCTCGGCTCCGCTTGTTGTAGACGGTCACCGTGGCGTTGAAGCCGGTCGGCGTGCCGTTCTCGAGTTCGGTCCCGTGCAGGCGGCAGAGAGGGCAGGCGATTTTCGGCTTGCGTCTCTTCGGGCGTTCGATGCTGGGCGTCTCGCTGGTCATGGCTTTCTCCGTGGGTGGTCCGTTCCGGTCTACAGGTAGTTTCGGCAGGGGGTCGGGGGGCCTTGAGTTTATTCGGGCAATTTCCTCCTGGGCTTCTGGGCGCGGACCCGGGCCATCGCTTTCCGGTAGCAGTCCACCGCATCCTGGAGGGCGCGGTAGGCGTCGAGGGCCTCGGCGTCGGCGGCCCGTCTCAAGGGGTGCGGTGGGGCGGTGGTGGTGGGCATGGCTTTCTCCGTGTCGGGGTCGTCCGGTCTACCTTCACCTTCGGCCGGCGCGGGGCCGGCCTTGAGGCTATTCCGGGAGTTCTTTCTGCACCCGTTGTGCGAAGAGGCGGGCGGCGTCGTGGGCGACCTGCTCGGCCAGGTAGGCCTCGCGCGTGGCCTCGTCGCGGTGGGTTACCGCCTTCTCCGCGAGGGCGATGGCGTCCCGGTTCTCGTTGGTGATGGGCGGCCTGCCGTCCGAGTTTCCGCAGGCCGGTCCGATGCCCGCGAGGGCCTTGGCCTGGTCGGCCGTTCGGTGGGCCAGAATCCGGTAGGCCTCGGCCTCGGCGGCGTAGCGCACGACCATCCTGGTGTGCGAGGCGAGCGTGGCGAGGGTACCGTCGCGGCGGCATTTCTCGTAGCCTTCCTCCGCTATCGTGCGGACGTTGAGGGCGTCTTCGGCCGCGGCCTGGGCGAGGGTGGCGAGGTGGTTGAGGAGGGCTTCGGTGCTGGGCTTCATGGCTTTCTCCGTTGGGGTTTCCTTGGCACCCCTACCTTCGGCAGGGGCGCCCGGGGCCTTGAGTCTATTCCGTCAATTCCTGCACCCGCCGGTAGCAGGCCATCTCCCAGGAGTAGGCGAGGTCGGTTTTCTGCCTCGCTCCCAGGAAGGCGGCGTGGGCCTCGGCCTTGGTCGTGAAGTCGGCGGCGTCGCAGGTCGCGGCCGCGGCCTCCGCTACGGTCGGCGCCGCGGCGTCGCAGGCGTTCGCGGCCCCAAGGACGGCGTCGAGGGCGGCCTGGTCGGCGGGCGGTAGCGCGGGCGGGGGGTCGTCGTAGCCTGCGCGGTCGAGGTCGTCGTGGGCGGCCTCCTCGGCCTGCTGCAACTCGCCCACCAGGTCGGAGATTACCGCGCGGAAGGCGGAGGGCGAGAAGTCTCCGGAGAGGGCGCGGACACCGAAGTCCCAGGCCCGGGCGGCGATGGGAAAGAGCCCGGGAATCGGGTGCTTGCCGACCCGGTAGGAGGGGGTCGCCCGCATCTGGTCGACCAGGCAGGCGCGGGCGGCGTCCAGCAGCCGGAAGAGGCCTCGGTTCACCGTGAGGTCCCCATCCTGCGGCTCTCCGTCGTGGACGTTCGCGGCCTCGGAGAGCCCTTCGAGCATCTTCGTGCAGTCGGCGAGGGCGTCTCTTGCGTAGGTTTTCGTGTCGTCATCCATGGCTCGTCTCCGTTCGGGGTTTTCGGCGTCGCCCGGGTCGCCCCCGGGCCTACTACCACCTTCGGCTCGCTCCGTCATAACATGAAGTCAATTCAGAGATTGCAGCGAAAGTAGTCGTCGCTCTTCGGGACTTGGAATTCGGAGAATTGTCTTCAGGTCGTGGGCCGGTCGTCCGAAAGTAGGGGTGCGAACGAGAGCCGGCTCGGGGCCGGCGAGACCCCTGCTACGGAGAACAGCGATGACCGACGAGAAGAAGCACGCCAGGAGCCTGGCCGACTTCGACCCCGCCGACTACGACGAGGGCGAGGCGCCTACCGACGACGACCTGGCTTGGTATTGCCCGAGCTGCAAAAGCCAGGGTGTCCTACCGGACCCGGGCAACTGCGGAGTCTGCGGAAAACCGCTGGCCTGCTACGACATCCGCGAGTGACAAGACCGGCGCCCCCCGGGGCGCCTGACCCCAACGGAGAAAGCCATGACCACCAGGACGATCCTGGATTCCGCCACGGAATCCGCCACCACCCTCGCCAGCCTCCTCGGCCGGCGCGACCAGGTCGAGCACACCAGAGCGATCGCGCTCGAGAAGCTCGCCACCCTCGAATCTCACTGCGAGACGCTCACGCTTGATCAGGCGGGCGACGACAGCGACCTGATCTGGCAGGCGGCCTGGCAACTCGGGCGGTCCGCGAAGCACGCGCAGGCGGTCTTCAGCCGGGCCGGCGCCATCGGCCTCTACGGGCCGGGGCAGGAGCGAGAGGTGCAGAGGGCGCTGCGCGACCTGCGGGCGCGGGGCGAGAGCCTGCTGCGGATCCAACGGCACCTGATGGCGGCGCTGTAGCGCCCCCTTGATCGGATTGAACTGAACCAGTTTCTTTTTTCGCAAGGAGTTCCGATGAATCTTCAATCTCTTTTCCTCCTGCTGTTCGTCGCTGCGGCGATGCCATCGTGTGCAACGATCGTGAGCGGCTCAAGCGACCAGGTTGGGTTCCATTCGCCAGCCGACACGGAGGTCTACGCCGATGCTCAACTCATCGGCACCGGGGTTTGCTCCGGCCTCGTAGGACGGTCCTGGGGCGCCGGCGATATCTATTTTCGATCCGACACCTGGCTGTGTAAGCACCAAGTGCCCCGCGTCTTCAACGGCTGGTATGTGGGGAACCTGGTCTTCGGCGGCTTGATCGGACTGGTGCTTGTCGACCTGCCCACCGGGAATCTCCGCAAGACCCCGGACGGCACGATAGTCGCCTGCACGATGAATGAGAGTTGCACCGGAGAGTTTGGCGGGACGATTCTCGAAGGACCCGTCACGATGAGCCCGAAGACGACGGACCCGTCACAATGAGCCCGAAGACGCCGGCCGAAGACGGGCCGCGCTGCCCGACCTGCGGAGACTGGATCTCCGAGACGACGGCGGGGGATCCGGTTGACCAGGACTACCGCGGGATCCACTGGATGGCCGCGGCCGAGCCCGGGACGATCGCCACCTGGACGACGAGCGTTCTCGGGATCGGGGTCGCGGTGACGCAGCGGGCCTGCTGCCAGTACGAAGTGTGGGTCGCCGGCGAGTTCGTCACGGTCGTCGATGACTGGGAGCACGCCTTCGACGAGGCGATCCTGACCGCCGGCGAGAGGGCCGGCTGGAACGAGGGCAAGCGATGACGGACCCGAAGACGAAACCCATCCCTGATCAGACGGGGGGGGAAGAGGTGGTCGCGGAGGTCGCGATCACGGACGGAGACGAGCAGCCGGTAGCGACCGACTGCCCTGTGGGAGAACCGAAAGGAGGCCCCAAGGTGGCCACGAAGAAGAAGGCAGCGACGAAGAAGGTGGCGAAGAAGACCCCGGTGAAGAAGAAGCCGGCCGGCAAGGTGCGCTCCCTGACGGGGGCGGCCGCGAAGAAGGCCTCGCCGGACCCCGAGCGCTCGGCAGCCGCGAAGAAGGCAGCGGCCACGCGGGCGGAGAAGAAGGCTGGCAACCCGGCCGAGGCGAAGGCGGTCAAGGCCCGCGCGACCCGGGAGCGGCGCGAGCTACCGAAGGTCGGCACCAAGCTCTACGCACGCTACAAGGGCAAGGATTACGAGGCCGTGATCGGACAGGGAGACGATGGGAAGGCGGTCGCGCACGCCGGCAAGACCTACCCGACCCTGAGCGCCGCCGGCAAGGCGGTCACCGGCAAGCCGACCTGCAACGGGTGGGTCTTCTGGAGCACGACGAAGCCGGGCGCGCGGAAGCCGCGGGGGAAGAAGTGAGCCGCCACCGAAGATTGAAGCAGCGGGAGCCCGGAAGCCCGAGCCTCTTCGCCGAGGGATACGCTTTCGGCATCGGGTTCTGGATCGCCTCCTTGGTGGTGAACGTCGTCGCCGGCGCGGTCGGCGTCGGGATCGCCCTCGCCCTCGGGGTGAAGCTATGAGCCGGCCGATCCCCTTCACGCAATACCTCCGCCCTTCGGGGCGGGCGGCCCACTACTCGATCACGCGAGCGCACGAGATCGGAACGAAGGCCCACGCGCTCCTTGATCAGGGCGTCGTATTCGAGTCCGAGCTTTTGCAGACGGGCGAGGTCAGTTTGACCGCCGAGATCGATGAAAACGTTCTCGCAATCGTGGTGGTCCCGAACGGCCCGGAAGTGGGCAAGGCCGTTGATCAGCTGATCGAAGAAGCACACAAATGGATGGCCCGGCACACCGGCCGGGCGTCCCCAGATGGAGAGACCTGATGCGACGAGCAGTTCACCGACCGGGCTTCCTGCTTTTCCTCGACGTCGAGACGAGCGGGCTGGACCCGGAACGCCACGAGATCATCCAGGTTGCTGCGGTGGTCGTTGATCGGGCCTTCAAGGAGCACGCGTGGCTCGAATACAAGCTCCCGTTTGACGAGGTGGCCGCCGAGCAGGAGGCGCTCGACATGAACCACTACGACCCCGAGGTCTGGGCGAAGAAGGCCGTCGACCCACTGAAGTTCATGGGCCACCTGGAAGGGATCTGCCGGACGTTTGCCTCGGTCCGGATGGTTGCGAAGCGAACCGGGAAGCCGTTCTTCGTGGCGCAGATGGCTGGACACAACGCGGAGCGCTTCGACTTCGAGTTCCTGAAGGCGATGTACAAACGCCTTGATCGGTTCCTTCCGATCGCCTTCCGGGTGCTCGACACGGCGCAGCTGGCCACGCTCTACCTGCACGAGACGGGGGCGGTGGAGGACACGAAGCTCCAAACGCTCGCCAAGCACTTCGGGATCAACCCGGGGGACGAGCACGACGCGCTCTCGGACCTTTGCACCAACGTCGAGGTCTACCGCCGGCTGCGGGAAGAACTCAGGAAGCCGGCTGTGACGGCCTCGCCGGAGGACATTTTCTGATGGAGCCACAAGAGCGCTATCTGCTTGATCTGATGGTAGGGATCGGGTCCTTCCGCACCGACGTGGACAGGGAGCGAAACCGGGTCTCGGTCTCGGTCGATGGCGGGCCCGACGTCCACCAGGCCCTTGACCAGTTCGCCACGGATGCCCACGCGCTGAAGATGGCGCTCAGGATGGCGGCGAGGCTGTCCGCCGCGCTCCTCCTGGCGGTCGCCTTGATCGCACCGGGCTGCAGCGTGTTCAAGGGCCGGCCCACCACCCCCGAGGCCTCCCGGGCCCGGACCGCGAAGTGGGTGAACGTGGGCCGCTACGGATCCTCTGGACCACGCTTTGGGGGCCCCCGCTACCCTGCTGGAAAGCCGAGGGGGCGCTGATCGCGGGGGTCGGGGAGCGCCTTGGGGGTGCCGGGCGGCGGAAGCAGGGCCTGGCGGCGCGCTCCGGCCCGCGGTGGACGCGGGGGGCCTGTTACTTCGAGGACGGCTTTAAGGGCCGTTTCCGGGCGACTGTGGGGGTGTCGCCCTCCGGCTCCTTCCGGTCGGCGTATTCCACGATCGACCAGCCCCCGCCGTCCTTCTTGCGCTTGGGCATGGCCAGGAACCACCGCATCCAAGGGATCCCGCTCGCCATCCCCTTGATCTTGACGATCTGACGCTCGTTGCCCTGCATCGTCCGGTAGTCGATCGCCTTCACGTCGTAGGCGCTGATCGTGTTGTCCCGGTTGATCACGATGAAGTCCGGGGTATACCAGTTCTGCATGCCGGAGACGCGGAACTTCGCGGGCTCGAACCGCCACCACTTGATGTCGCCGACGATCATCAGGCCGTCCAGCTTCTTGGCGAAGGCCTGCTCCTGCCTGTTCATGTGGTTCGCGTTCTCGATCGGGCCGGCCTTGGCGAGTTCCATGGCTCTCTCCGGTTGCAGGCGGGGCCCGGCCGCCATGACCGGGCCCCTTGATCAGATTGCTACGTGGGGTCCATCCAGGACCCATCGTTGTCGCCGTCCATCGTCTCGCCCATGAGCCGGTCAAGCTCCTGGATCTGCGCGTCGCTCAGGGTGGCCAGGTCGTCGCTGTCGTAGCGGCGCTTGATCACGTCCTTGGCAACTCCGGGGGTCAGCCCGAGTGATTCGAACCCCTCGGCAATCTGCGTCTCGAGTCCTTCCCTGGCCGCCTTGGCCATGGTCGGCGCCGGCGTGGCCGGCTTCCCGTCCGGCGGCGCTGCTTCCTCGGGACTGTCGTCGGTCGCGCCTCCTTGATCGGTCGTGGCGTCGACCTCCTCGTCGGGCAACGTCATCGCGGCGGCGTTGTAGCCCGTCAGCCAATAGAACCTCATCTGCGATCCGGCGGGGTGCGGGCACTCCTTGATCGCGACCTTCTCTTCGAGGCATGCGCTGGCGCCGGCCCGGGCCATGACGGTCGCGGAGTTGACGCCATCGATCGGCTTCAGGCGCTTCACGATCGCGTCCGAGGAGAGCTTGTCGGCCGCGGTCCATCCCTCCTTCCACCACTTCACGGCGCGCTCGCCGAGCTCTCGAGGGAAGTCCTCGAGCGACGTCCCGGTGACGAACGCTCGCCACCCCTCGATGCGACGGGCGTCGGCAATGCCGCGGTGCTTCCCGCCCTCCTCGAAGCTCTCCGGCGCCGGGCGCCAGTCCGAAAGATCCTCTGCGTCAGACCCTCCCGCTCCCGCCCTCTCGTCGGCGCCCGCCTCGGCGTCGACCTCGGGTTCCGTCGTCGTCTTCGTGCCGGGTCCTCGCACCCGGCTGTCACCCGTGCTCTTGCGGCTCGAAGCCGTGACCTCGGGCGCCGCGATGCGCTGCGGGGTCTCCTCCGGCGGGGGGCCGCTCGGCGTCGCACCAGCCGGCAGATCCGACAGGCCGTCGCGGAAGGCCTCGAGCTCGTCGGCCAGCATGCATCCGTGGGTCACGTCCGGCGCGAAGAACCGCAGGCACCTGGTGGTGGCGCGGGCGCGAAGCATGTCCCTGCGGTAGCTCTTCCAATTGAACTTGTTGTGGAGGCCCGCGATGCGCGCCTCGGTGTAGGTGAACTGGTCGGTGTGAGTCTCGACCTGCCCGTCCTGGCCGACCCGGCTCGCCTCGACAATGCAGATCTCGTCGTCCTGCTTGACGATCCGGAGCTTGATCCCGGCGCGGCGCACGAGGCTCAGCTGAAGCTCGGCGCTGATGCCTGCCTTGCCCTCCACGATGTAGATGTGCTGCAGCGCGAGCATCGGTGGGATGCCCATCTCCTTGCCCTTGAGCCAGGCTCCGAGCACCTTCTGCGGCGTGTCGAGGGCCCGCGGCGTGATGCCGCTGTCGGCGAGGAAGCCGGCCACGCGGAGCCAGTGGTCGACCGTCGACTTCTGTGGAAGGTATGCCTCCTCGAAAGTTGTCGTCTGCTGGATCGGGACAGCCTCCAGGGCCTGCCCGGCCCCGTCTTGCGGGTCGTTCATCGCTTTCTCCTATTGAGGGATCGGCAGGCCCCAACGGGCCTGACACTCGCGCCAGTAACCGCACTGGCGTTGGGAACACATGAAACCGCCGAAGCCTGTCGGGAGAGAAAGCCCGGGGTCCTCGGGGTCGTTGATCACCTTCTGCATTTCGTGGGCCGCGAAGTGGGTGTAACTACGCGCGCCGGCCTTGGCCGACTCGTCTACCTCGAGGGTCACCAGGTGGACCTCGGGAAACGTCTTCCGCACTCCGATGTGGAATCGGAAGGTCGAGACGCCTGGCTCGTCCATCGTGTAGATCAGAGGGTCGAGCATCGTCTGGGCCTGCCGGGCCGACCACTTCTTGGCGGTCGACTTGAGGTCGATCGAGCCGATCTCGTCCACCACGTCGATGTAGCCTGTGACCTCCACGTCCTTGCCCAGGGTGATCTTAAGCTGGCGCTCGACGCCGCCCTTGATCGGGTTCGTCTCCCGGGCCAGGCCTCGAGCGTATTCGCGCTGGAGCTCCGACAGCTGGTCGACGCAATCACCGAACTTCTCGTCGCCCCAGAGGGTTTCATCCTTGCGGGCCCGGAGAGACTCGACGGCATGCTCGACCGTGTCCTCTACGGGGAGGTGCTCCCCGGTCTCGGATTTGTGGTGGTAGTCGACCCCGGCGCCGTCGTGCCAGGCCGAGCCGAACGTCATCGGTGCAGTCGGTGGGCGGATCAGGTGCTTGCCATACCGAAGAGCAAACTGCATCCGGCACCGAGCGAACATATTCAGGCGGGACTTGCTCGCTCGAATCATCGCGCCTCCTGTGTCAATTCCCAACCGCGGGGGCATCACTGTAGGAAACCGCCCGCGGATTGGAAGCGAGATCCCTGGACTATTCCGGCGGCTTTTTGTGCCGCCTTTTCTTGACCGAAGCGAAGGTCGCGCCCTTCGCATTGGAGAGCCTCGCCGGCGTCCCGGTGAACGCCTGGAAGCGCTCCACAATCACGTCGCAGTAGAGGGCGTCGAGCTCCATCACGTAGGCGTTCCGGCCCGTCTCCTCGGCCCCGATCAGTGTCGAGCCGGAGCCGCCGAACAGGTCCAGGACGTTGTCGCCGCCAAGCGTCGAATTGGTGATCGCGCGCCGCGCGAGCTCCACCGGCTTCTCGGTCAGGTGGACCCGGTCGGACGTGGAGACCTTCTTGATCGTCCACACGTCGTTCACGCTGTTGCCCCCATACCAGCGGTGCTTCGCGCCCTTCTTCCAACCGTAGAAGCACCACTCGTGGTCGCCCATGTAGTCCTTGCGCGTCATCACCGGGTGCTGTTTGTGCCAGATGATGCACTGAGCGAAGTGAAGGTCGACGATCTTCAGGGCCGGAGGGTAGACGGCGATGTTGGCATACCCACCCCAGATGTAGAACGGGCCGCCCTCCACCAGGTGGCGCACGGCGTTCCGGAACCACTGCTCGAGGATCACCTGGAATTCGTCGTCCGGCAGGCAGTCGTTCTCGATCGCGCGGTCGCGCGGCCGCAGCTTGCGCTTGGTCCCCTTCTTCGCGTCGGCCGTCGTCGGGTAGCTCGAGGCCCCGGCCGCCATCGCCATGTTGGAGCGGGGGGAGACGGCCACGTTGTAGGGCGGATCCATGTTGATGAGGTGCACCGGGGCGCCGTTCAGCAGCTTGCCCAGCGCCTCCTCGGAACCGCTGTCGCCGCAGAGCAGCCGGTGCCGGCCGAGCACCCACACGTCGCCCATGCGAGTGACCGCGTTGTCGGGCATCTCGGGGATGTCGTCCTCGCCGACCTCGCCGCTCGATCCGAACATCGTCTCGAGCTCTCGGTCGGTAAAGCCCACCGTCTCGAGATCCCAATCGTCACCCTCGAGCTCCTTCAAGATCTCCTGCAGCTGGACCTTGTCCCAATCTGAGAGCTCGGCCGTTCGGTTGTCCGCGATCGCGTAGGCTTCGGCGTTCCGGTCCGTCTCCTTCACGAACACGGCCGCGATCTCCTTCCACCCGAGTTGCGTGGCCGCGATGAGGCGGGCGTTACCGGCCACCACCCGCTTCGAGCCGTCGTCGCGCTGCTGGACGACGATCGGGACGCGCTGCCCGAACTGCTGCAGGGACGTCTTGATCGACTCGATACTGCGCGTGGGGTGCGCGCGAGCGTTGCGGGGGTCGAGGTGGAGCGACCGTATGTCCACGGCAAGGGGCCGGAGCCCCTCTATGATTTGTTCGGCTTCTTGAGCATGCGCGCCACCACCGTTCTCAGTGCGGTCTCCGCCCATTCTGTCAAGCTCCCATCCGGAAGGATCAGTTGAGCATCCCGCAGCTGCCGGAACCGCGAGATGGTCGTGGCGAGGGGAAGCCCGGCCGACGTGGCCAGGGCGTCAATGTCGATGCGCGTGCCCTTCCAGGCCCAGAAGAGGGCCCGCTTCGGGCGGTCGTGCCAGTCCAGGTGCGGCTCGTTGTTGATGCCGTGGTCCGGCTTCGTCCAGTCGGTGAAGGCGTTACTCCAGGCGATTGCAACCTTCGCGCACTGCTCGTCCTTCAGCATGAAGTAGGTGTTCTTTGCGAACGCCTCTTTGAACTTCTTCTGGTGGTCGTTGACCAGCTCAACCACTTCCGCGAGCTCTGGGCGGGCCTTCTCCATTTTTCCGATCCTGGTTCGGGTCTTGAGTCGCGTGACGTTCCGGGCTACTCTGCTCCCGGCAAATGTCATCGCTGCCAACCGAAGGGCGGCCTGGGAATCAACCCCTGGGCCGCCCTTCACCTTTACCCCCCACTGAGTCCGAAGACCTCGAACTGATTCAAGCCCGCCACGTGTTCGGCGTTCATCACGAGAAGATGCTTCATCGCCTTCATGTCGTGCTCAAGCGTCTCGCGGTAGCGCTTGAAGTTGTGCGCGGCGTCCTGCTGCGCCTCCTCGATTGTCTCGCGGAGAGCCTCGATGGAGACTGGCAAGGTTGACCCCTTGCCCTCCGGGATCTGCTGCAGCCCCCTGGGGGTCTTGGTGACCTTCATGATGGCCGCATTCTTGGAGATCTTCCCGCCGTTCATGGTCATCAGCTGGATGCTCTGGACCTGACCGACGAGCACCGTGGCGAACTTGAATCCGGGATCGGCCTCGCTCGGGTAGAGCCCCGAGAAGAAGGCCTGCATGCCAGGTTTCCACTTCACGTTTCGCTTCCTTCTCTCATTGGGCTCGGCGCACGGCCTTGTCGGTGTGGCCGTTGGCATATCCCGTCCGGTAGGCGAGAGCCCACCCGACGAGAGCGCCGACGACCCAAGCACCGACCATGCCTGAAAGCGCCCACCCGACCGAGATCTGCTGAATCAACGCCATGGCCTGCTCCTTTCGAAGTGCGGCGTGACCGCAAAGGCGCGAAACTGAAACGTTCGATCAGTCGCAACCCACAGGCCCTGGGCGTCGTCACCGGACCGACCGGCCCACATCGATGGGTGGGCCGTGGGTCGGACTACGCTTCCCCCTTCACCATCCCGTCTTCGATGATAACTGCGTTCTCCGCGTCCGGGTCTACCCGCTCGATCCAGACCTCGCCATCGGCTTCCTCGGCCATCTTCTGGACCTCGGCGAGGCTGTCGTCGTCCAGCAGCGACCCGCCGCGGATGAGAACGATCGGGAGGTCCTTCGACATGGCCAACGCCATCCCCACGGCCACCCGCAGCTGCTCGGCGCTCGACGCCTGCTCCAGCGCGATGTCCTCGTAGGTGACGCACCCGTCGCCGAACCCCAGGCCAGGCACCGGGATATCGCACGCGGCCACCCGGTCGGTGCGTTCCTTGTCGACCTCTTCGATCGTCGCGGTGAGGGCGCTGACCTCCGCCTCGACCGCCTCGGTCTCCTTTTCGATCGCCAGCGCCAGGCGGCACTGCTCGAAGGCGGCGTTGATCTCGCCGACCTTGGAGATCTTCTCGCGGATCTCTTCCTCGTCCGCAGCCTCCTTGCCGCGCCAGGCTTCGGCGGCCTCCTTGGCGTCGGCCTTCATGTCCTCCTGACGTGCCTCCTCGTCCTCGAGCTCCTTCTTCAGCTTGTCGATGGTCGCCTTGTTCGAGACGATGGCTTCCCGGGTCTCCCTCTCGGTCGTCTTGTGATCCTCGAGGATGCGGTTGGCCTTCTGGCGACTCTCGAGCTCGGCGACCAGGTCGGCCACGTCAACGAGTTTGGTGGGAGCGTCGGGGTGGATCTCGATCGAGTCGAGGCGGCTCTGCAGGCCCTTGAGGTCGCGGTTCTTCAACCGCCTGGTGTCGTAGGCCTCCTGGCGCTTCTCTTCCAGGTCGGAGAAGTCCAGCCCGAGCAGCTTCCGAAGCTCCTCGACCTGCTTCGCCGGCGTGGCATCGATGAACGCGAGCGGGTCGAAGGAGATGCCGGTGCCGATCAGGGCCTCCAACAGCTTCTGCGGCGCCTTCTGGACCGCGCCGTCCTTCGAGGTGACCTCCAGGGTCGAGCCCTTCGAGGTGTAGCGCCGGCGCACCGTGATGTCGCCCAGGTCGATCTTGGTCTCGGCGTTCCTCGCGCCGCGGCGGATCGGCTCAGGGGGGAGCGTCCGGCCGCCGGCCAGGGCATACATGATCGAGTCGAGCACCGAGCTCTTGCCCTCGCCGTTCTTGCCCGCCACTACCGTCGTGTGGCCTGTGGGAGTGATGTCCACCACCCGGATCCGCTTCACGTCCCGAGTGTAAAGCCGTCGAATTCTCATTGCGCCTTCTGCCTTTCATCGCTGCCAGAAAAAAGCCCCTGAGCGCGGCTGGCCCCAGGGTCGGAGAAAGCCACTTCATGACCCAACCGACCGGCCCAGGGGTGAAAGATGCCGGGAGCGCGGTTGCGCTTTCCAAATCAGAGCTTTGGCTTGCCCACAAAGGGCCCACGCCCCGGCCCGTTGTTATTCCGTCATCGGGAGTTCCGGCGTCGGATCCCCGTTCCAAATCTTCTGGACCTTCTCGAGCTTCTTCTCGATCAGCTGCAGCAGGTGGATCCGCTTGTGGCGAGCCGCCGTCTGCCGCATCGTGATCCCCTTGGGGAGCGTCTCGTCCTCCCGCTCGGCAAGCTCCTGCTTCACCTTCACCAGGTAGAGTGAGCTCGCGTTGAAGAAGAAGTAATCCGGTGTGCCCTTCGCCGGGGCCGAAGCCTCATCCACGCTGTCTTGAAACCGCTTTTCCTCTGCGGCGTTTCCCCGAGGTGTCCGTGCCATCTGCGCCTCCTGTGGTTGGTGGGTGGGTGCCGCCCCGAGGCGGCCGCGCCATCATGGGTCCACGCCGGACCCGAAGCAAGCATCTCAATGCGGGATCAGAACACAACATCATCCTTCGGTGCCTCGGCTTCCATCGGGCGGCCAAGGGAGAAGTCCCACGGGCGGGCCTCCTTCTTGGATCGTAAGAGGTCGCGCTGAAGACGGATGCGCTCGGCGCGCATCTCGTCGCAGAGGTGTTCGGGGTAGATCCCCGTCGCAAGCAGCTGCTCGAGTCGAACAATCCTCCGCGCCGACTTCGTTTGCCACAGGCTCTTTGCGACCGAAATCCCCTGCAGGCGCTGCCGGATCTCCTTGAGGTTCGCCAGGGCCCTCCGGATGCCCTCCTGGCTGTCCGCGCGCACCCCGTCCGAGAACACCGGGATCTCCTCCTCGGGCTTCTGAGGCGTCTTGATGGGGTCACCGAAAAGGTCCTCGTTCGTCATCGTCGTCTCGACATGCCGCCCAGCAGGATGGGGCGGAGGTAGCGGAGCCGGTCTGCGACTCGTGGATTCATCTCGGAAAGCTGGATGGCGGTCATGTTCGTGCTGACGACCAGGCAGAGGCGGTTCGCCGTCCGGTGGTCGATCAGCTGGTAGAGCTGCTCCTCGGCGAAGTCGGTCGCCCGGTGCGCCCCGACGTCATCGATGACCACCATCGGCGCGTCCATGGCGCGCTCCATCACGGTCGGCGGCAGGGGCGGCGGGATGTAGACCGCCGGGTTGTAGCTTGGCTTGACCTCGGGGCGGCCGAAATGCCGCGGGACCCTCCCAGCCGCCTCCGACCGGAAGTCGTTGATCCACTCCACGGCCGTCGCCATCATCGTCCCGGGGCGGGTCTTCGCCACCGCGGCGCAGAGGTGCGTCTTGCCGGTGCCGACGTTGCCGACGAGGATCGCGCCGTGCACGTCCCTCCCCGGGTCGGTCGCCTCCTTGATCACCTGGCGAACCTTCTCGGGGAAGTCCTCGAGGGTCGCGTCCTTGTAGATCCTGGGAATCATCGCTGCTCGCCTTCTTCGCCTTTGTTGAGCCACCCGTCGTAGGCGGAATCGTCGTGGTCAAGCTGGTGCCGGCGGTGGGTCGGATTGCCCGCGGCATCCCGCTCGGCGTATTTGCCCTCGAGGACCTTCGCCCAGTTCTCGTCGTTCTTCACGAGCCAGTCGAAGCTGAAGGCCCGGAACCCGGTGACCCACTTCGTGGATGACGCCAGCTGCCGGAGCACCCCATGCCAGTCCCATGCCTCCCCGTTCTTCTCCCTGGACCGGAGGTGCCCCTTCCGTGACGGGGTGAGCGCCTTGATGACCGGGACCCGGATCTTCTTGGCGAGGGCGTTCCATTCCGAGACGTAGTCGTGGCGGGGCTTCCAGGGGGGTGCCTTGGGTGGTGATCCGTTCCCAACTTCCAGGCCGGGCAGCAGCGGCTCACCCCCCCCCGCTTTGGGGGGGTAGGGGGGGCTCTTATCTGACTTCTGACTTCTGACTTCTGACTTCTGTCCCGTTACAGGTGCGTTACACGCCTTCTTGGCCCGATGAGCCCGCACCCGTAACCTTGTTTGCACGCGCCCTTTAAGCTCCCTCGCCCGCCTCCGCGATTTGAGCGTTACAATTCCGTCCGAAAGCGTTACATGCGTTACATCTGGCGTTACATCACATGTGCCTGCCCGGGCCAATTCGACCACAACCGAGCGGGCCTCATCGGTGGTGCAGCCAAGCATCCTGGCGAGCTCGGTGGGGGTGCCCTGGACCCGGTCGGTGCCCTCGAGATACATCAGGTCGATGAGGTCGCACCAGGCCCCGCGGGCTGCGAGAGAGAGCCGCCGAACGGCCGGCTCGTTGAGCCAGTCACCGGGGAATCGCTTATACCAAGGCATGCCTGAGCGAGCCATCAACCCTCCCGAGTGATGCGGGCGCTGGCTCGGTGGTGTGGCGCCGGAGGGCGCCGCCCACAAAGCAGGGCCGGGCCGGCGGGATCTGTGGTCAGGCTTTCGCCTGTGCGCCCTTTGATCACCGCCGGCCCGAGCGCTGGTGATCAAGCCAGCTGCCCGTGGACCGGGCAACCTACAGACCCGGCGATCGGTTGTCCAGTCGGCGCCAGGGAATTTCCATGGTTGACCTTCCTGCGCCGTGTTGGTAGGACGGCTGGACGCGAAAAATTCAGGGGATTGACCATGCCTTACCGACGCAAAACACCAGGTCCGGAGTCTGCTCCGGGCCTGTCCATTCAGGCGCCGACCGCGCACCCAACCCCATCGACCCGTTTAACTTACCTCTATCCCCATGCGTGGTCGGCGTCGTTTTTCCGCATTCGAGAAGAGGACCCATGGACATCAACGTGAGCTTCTCGGCCCGACTCGGCCGCCGCGAAGAGCTCAGGGCCTACAGAGCGCAGCTGGCAAGCCATGGCTACCAGGTGGTGAGCTCCTGGCTCGACAGCGAAGTGGACGACGCGGACGTGGACGAGGAGACGCTCGGGGACAGGCAGCAGCGCAACCTCGAGGACATCGACACGTCGACGCTGCACGTCGCGTTCAGCGAGCCGCCAGGGCGCGAGGTGAAGGGGGCAACGCGAGGCGCCCGACACTTCGATGCGGGATACGCCTACAGCATCGCCCGAGTCGCGGTGGTGGGTCCGCGCGAGAACGGGGCGCATTGCGAAGCCCTCTGCGACCGCTACGAGACATGGGAGGCCTTCTTCGAAGATCTCACCGGGCTTGATCCGAAGGTGGACGATGATCTTGGCCTTGATCGGAGCGAGCCATGACGGCCTGGACGTTCGTCTATCGCTGCCGCCTGTGCGGCGAGAAGTTCAACGGCCTGACCGGCGGGATGCCTGTGTGCGAAGCGATCCTGATGCAGCTGACGTGCAACCCGCACAAACCCGCCACCGAGAAATTCGGTCCGCCGGTGTCCATCATCGAGGTGCACAACAACTGCGATGGCGGCATTGGCCTTGGGGACCTGCTGGGGGCGAGGGCGAAGCCACCTGTGCGACCTGACGGGGGGGGGTGACGACGATGAAGAAGCGCCACCTGGTCTTTGCGCCGGCGGACCGCGACGTGCTCCGTAGCGCATGCGGCCGCCGAGTTCTCGAGCTCGGTGACAACACCACCCGGGACCCCGCGGCGTGCGATTGCCTGCTCTGCAAGAAGGCATCGGCCCCGTTCGGGGAGAACCACGCCTGGGCCATCCCAGGCTACCACTACCATGTTGAGGCCCGGGTCGAAGACTGACATCCGGGTGTTTTCTGTAGCCACGAATAACCCAAAAACGAATCGGTGGGTGCGGCTCGGCAACGGGCCGCTCGCTGCCCCCTGGAGGAGCCATGCAGATCATCTCTTTCGCCTACGTTGCGCCGGCGGTCACCGCAATCCGGAAGACCGTCACGAGACGTGGGTGGGACGATGCCTATGCACAGCGCTTCCGGGAGGGCCAGCACGCCCAGGCGTGGGACAAGAGCCCGAGGTTCGGCGGTAAGAAGATCGCCATCATCAGGCTCACCGCGAACCCCACGTGGGAGCCGCTCTCTGACATGCCGGACGAGGACTACGAGGGGGAAGGCTTCGCCTACCTGCACGAGGCTGGCCATGTGCCGCCGAAGAGCAGTGGGCTTGGCGACTTCTCCTTCGAGTCGTTCGATCGCTGGCGTTCAGGAGGTGGTTTCATCTGGGTGATCCGGTTCGAGAACGTGGAGGTAATTGATGGCGCGGATTCGGATATGGGGTCACCACCCCATCGAACGCGTCGCTGACATGGATCTGGTCCGGCCGGGGAAGCGCAAGTCGTGCGACCCGGGCCGGGCCGATCGCATCCAGCAGATCAAGGACCGGATCAGGTCGGACCCGCGTTGGAAGCGTGACCCGATCACCCAGGTCCCCACCAACGCACCGAAGCGCCGGCGGGACCTCGGCCTCCCACCCATCAAGCGCATCCATCTCACAGAAGACGAGCGCGTCGAGATTGGCCGGTGGGCCGAGGCATACAAGCTGTGCCGCAAGAAGGACCGGCTTCAATTCGCTCAGTGTCTTGGAGCACTCTACCGCGGCGCGTCGACGGTTTCGGTTCGGAAGCTACTCCGCGTGGCGAACATGCGGAGCAACGGGAGCGATGACAATGGGCGAGAGCAGTAACATTGCCTGGTGCGATCACACTTTTAACCCATGGGTTGGATGCCGCGAGATCAGCGCCGGCTGCAAGCACTGCTACGCAAGGGGCCTGGCGGCGCGCTACGGATGGGACGTTTGGGGATTACCCAAGCGCAGAAGGGTCACGGCCGACTCGACATGGAAGGGCCCCCGCAAGTGGGATCGCGCGGCGAAGCTGGCCAGGCATTCGCCACGGGTCTTCTGCGGGTCCCTCTGCGACGTCTTCGAAGACAACGCGGAGCTCGAGGGGCCGCGGGCCCGGCTGTGGAACCTGATCTGGGAGACGCCGCACCTGGACTGGCTCCTGCTCACCAAGCGGGCCGACCGGATCCAGGCGTGCCTACCTCCGGACTGGCTCGAGATGGGCTGCGAAGGCTACCCGAACGTGTGGCTCGGGGTGTCGATCGAGGATGCGTCGGTCGCGGACCGGGCCGTTCAGCTGGCGGCCGTGCCGGCGACGGTGCGGTTCGTCTCCTACGAGCCCGCCCTGGGCCCCCTGGCCGACGAGGTGAACCTGCTGGGCATCGATTGGGTGATCTACGGGGGCGAGAGCGGCCCGCACCACAGGCCCAACGACCGCCAATGGGCGCGCGACATGCTGGACGTTTGCCGGCGTAGGCAGGTCGCCTTCTTCTACAAGCAATCGGGCGGTGTGCGGCCTGGTGAGGGCGTGGAGCTCGACGGCGAGTTGATCCAGGAATTCCCGCGGGTTTCTCTGCTGGATTAATTCGCAGAGGACACTGGCTTCTTCTGCCCGGCTTTTGCATGGTTGGTCCGGCGATAGGGCCACACTCGGGAGCAGCGATGACAGCTACATCCCCACCTAACTGACGAAACGTTCCGACCGGGATCACCAATCCCAAAGCAATCACGAATGCCCCCATGGACATCTGTGGAGAGCGTTTGGTGAGCTCCTGCAAAGACCCGGTCGGTTAAACGGCGCCCCCGGTCTCGATTCATTCGTGATGCATTGAGGTGCAGCCGGGGGCGCCACCCTTACTCGAGGAGACATCCGCAATGCCGAATCCAACAACGATCTGGAAGTTCCTGCTGTCCGTCACGGACGTGACGCGCGTCCAGATGCCGGTGGGAGCCCACGTGCTCACCGTTGGCGTTCAAGTCGGCGAGCTCATTGCCTGGGCAACCGTGGATCCAGAGGCCCCGAGGGAAGAGCGCGAGTTCTTGGTCCGAGGCACAGGGCACCCGCTAAGCGGCCGGGAGGGTCGCTACATCGGGACCGTGTTCCCGGGCTCGCTCGTCTTCCACGTCTTCGAAGCCAAGGCCTGACCGTGGCACGGAAACCCTACACGAGCCACGTGGAGACTCTGATCCTCCGAACCCTCGCCGACGCCTGGAACCGCTTCTGCCGGCTGGAGACGCAGCACCCGCAGGAGAAGGCCGAGTTCCTGTCGGCGATCAACGCGGCGCAGAACGTGCTCGCGGTGCGTGTCGCCCGCCGGGCGGACCCCGAGGTGTGGCTCGTCAACCCGGCTGACGCAGGCGCCATCGACACGAGCATGACCCGCCTCTCGCGCAAACCCCAGAAGGAGAAGCCATGACGACGGGCGGCGACGCGAATGAGCGGGGCGCGCACCAGATGCGGCAGGTGGCGATCGTGCTGGCGAACATCGCCGGCGCCAACGCTGAGGTCGAAGCGATGAAGGCGGCGAACCATGAGCGCCGCAGCCATGGCTACTCGGACGCCTACGGTGACGAGCAGTTCCGCGAGGTCATCAACACCTGGCAGATTCACTCGAACGCCGTCATCACCACGCTGAACCAGTAAGGGGGCAGAGCATGGAGCGGGAAGCAAAGACACGAAACAAGGGGTGCGCCAAGAAGGCCGTGGCCAGGGTGTTCGACGGCCAGGGGTTCGCGCCTAAAACGAGCGTGCTGAAGCAGGCCGTCCAGCACCTTGCGCTTGAAACAGACGCGAACCTCGCGGAGTTCCGCGCGGAGATCAGGGCGCTGAACGAGGTGATGGTCGAGAAGGACGCAGGTCTCGCCGCGAAGATCGAGAAGGCTGGCCGTGGGATCGACTCCGACAGGGTGATCGGTGCGCTGCTCAAGGGGCAGGCCGCGGAGGATGCCGCCCTCCGAAACGAGATCAGGGAGACGACGGCCACGGCCGACGACCTCTACCATCGCCTGCTGCACGAGGGCGCTGCCAAGGAGGGCGCCATCGAGCAGGCCCGGTCCTGGAAGCAGGAGGCCAGGACGCAGCAGGGGATCGTCCGCGACATCTTCGACGCGCTCGGGCTCGCGGACGTCAACCCCGGGTTCGAGGTGTCGACCGTCCTGGGAAGGCTCAAGTGGAAGCAGCGGGACGCGGATGCTGATGCCGAGCTCGCCACGCTCCACCCCGTTGATGCCGAGGTCTCCAGGCAGATCACCAGTGGCATCCGCGAGAGCCAAGAGGACCCGCCTGCCTACACGGCGCAGGTGCCGCCTCTCGGGTGGTTCAAGGGGATCGGCAAGCACATCCTCGATGAGACCGCGGCGGTCGAGATAAACCGGACCGCGCTGATCGCGCAAACGGTCGTGGAGGTTCGGGAGCGGCTTCTGAAGCTCAAGCCGGCCGACGCGTGCCAATTCGCGGTCGTGACGCAGGTGTCCGACGCGGCCGCCGGCGACGCGGGGAACCTGGCGGTCGGCGAGGCCTACCACGTCAACCCCCAGATGCCGATGAAGTGCACCCCGATCGCAGCGCACCTGGCGCTGGCCTTCCGGGTGCCGGTCTTCGTCAAGGGCGAGATCCTGGTGCTGGACGCCGCCGGCCGCGAGGTCGCCGGCGCGCTACGGATGCCGGGCAAGTGGGACGTGAGCGTGGCCCTGTTCGACACGGTCGCGGGTGCGATCGAACGGGCGGAGAAGGATAGGGAAGGGGCGGGGTCTTGAGCTACTACGACTCGCTGCTGAAGGCCCGCTCGCTCTGCGCGGACATGGGCCAGGACCCGAAGTCGATGTTCCTGCTGACCGCCAAGAACGCGCTGACGGAGGCGTTCGCGGCCGGCGCGGCGTCCAGGGACCACACGATCGCTGGCGCGGTCCTTCGCCGCGAGCTTGAGATGCTCGCGGCCATCGAGGAGGTCGCGCATGGAGGCTCGCTTGAGCTTGGCCTCATGGCGTTTGTGGGCGGAAAACGGGTGGCGATCTCTCCAGACCGGATCGAGCGCCTCATCCCGAACCTGCGCCTGAAGATGCACGAGCTCGCGCCGTTCGCTCTCGAGGTTCTGAACACCTACCAGCGGGTGAAGGACAAGGAGGCCCTGGGATGATCGAGCCCCGGTTCTCTACCCTCTACCGAATCGTCCTCCGATACATGGAGAACTTCCGGAACTGCCGAAGCGTGCAGTACGCCGCGCGGAACGTCGAGATCGACCACTACATCTCGCTTCCCGATCCGCCGCGGAGCCCCACGGACCACTTCCAGCAGGCGCTCGACATCACGTCGTTCGACATGAAGGAGGCGGAGCGCGAGACGATTCGAGTCTTCAAGTTCGAGCACCATGGCCTGGTCTACTCGGCCCAGACCGAGGTGGTCGTTGTTGACATTGAGAGCTACCGCCCGACCTATCGGTGGGACCTGACGCCTTCGGACAGCCGGCGCTGCCAGGACTGCAAAGACCGAGAGTTCGTCCGTGGACCGCGTGAACCAACGGGGCATCTGTGCTCCATGCTGGACCATCGGATACTCGACCCGAAGAAGTCCGTCTGCGGCGGGTGGGCAAGCGTGACTGGAGAGGAGGTAGAGGCATGCAACTCCGGCGCCTCCGGGTGATGCAGCAGAAGCTGCGGGCCGCGCTGCGCGAGCGAGACGAGTTGAAGCGACAGGTGGTCTCGCTGACCTCCTACCACGAACAGCGCGACGATTGGGCGGACACCCGTTCGGCAGAGCACCAGGATGCGGTTCTGCGGTTGGAGTCTTCGCGGGCCGAGGCTGACCGATATCACGAGGAGGCATCGGAGATGCATGAACGCCTCCGCGACATTGAGGACAGAGCACGATGCTGATCGACCCGATGCGCAAGCTGGCGGAACTCTGGTACAGGTTTACGCAGCAGGACCCACCTGGCGACCCACCGATCTCTCAGACGGTCGAGATCCTCGACGTGGCGATGCGGCCGGAGTCGCACGAGGTCTACAACCCCGCGCAGCTTGACGTGGAGGGCGCGCTCGAGCGGCTGTTCGAGATGCACGACGAGGTGGCGAAGTTCCTGGCAACGTACCAGGAGCGCGACCGAAACGGGTTCATGGCCGACGAGGAGGAGACTCTCGAGAAGGCGCTGGAGCACTGCCCTTCGAAGCCGAACCGCAAGCGCGTGGTGTCGAACCTCCGGTCGATCCCGCAGGCCCCGCGGCGGATGGCGATGTTCTCGACGCTCACGTCGATCGCCACCGAATATCCGATCTGCCTGACCGACGTGATGGCGATCGCCAAGCGGCTCGGGGTGGAGGTCTGCCCCTGGATGCCGACGAGCAAAGACGAGGTGGTCGGATGACACCAGACGAGAAAGCAGCGCTCCGCGAGTTGGTCGCCGAGGCGAGGACCTGGGCCGGCGAAATGGAGCGCAGCGCCTACGAGCTACGTGGCCTGGGCGACGAGTGCGAGGATGTCGCCGCCGGCAACAGGAAGGTGGCCAAGACGCTGAGAGGCCTGGCCGATGTGGTCGAGGCGCAGGTGATCGAGGACGGGGCCACATAAAGACGGAGGGTTGCCCATGGGAGACGAACTCGAATTTGTGACGCTCGATACTTTGATCGGGCACCTTGAGCTCTCCGAACGCGCCACACGCTCCCTTTACCACGAGGGCGTCAAGAGCGTGGGAGATCTGTTGCGTTTCCCCACGCTAAAGATCGGGGACATCCGCAACGTCGGCGAGAAGACGAAGAAAGAGATCTTCACGTTGGTTCGGAGGCTCGCGAGGCGGATCTCGGAACGGCACATGGAGATCTTCGAAGCAAGCCGCAGGCTTATCGCAGACGCCCGCGACATGGCGGACGAGTTGACACGCTCTGCGGATGAGATGAAGAACTTCGGGTCAGTTTCCGGTCCGGTTGTCGCGCAAAACAGAAAGACATCCATGATGCTCGTGCGCCTGGCCGCGTTGGTCGAGGCGCATGTGATAGATGGGCCGGCGTCGAGCGCCGCGGTCCGGCTCGAACCGAAGTAGGCGCGAGGAGTAGTGATCGATGAGACGAGCGAGTTTGGTTCTTCTGCTGGCCGTTCTGGTCGGCGGGATGGCGATGGCGTGCGAGGCCCAGACCCCCAAGACCACCGGCAAATACACCGGCAGTGGTGGGATCTCTGTGAGCTTCACCAAGGATGCTGACGGCAACATGACCATGGTGATGACGGCCATCGATCGCAAGACCGGGGACTCGATCTTTCTGGGTGCCACCTACTGCGACGCCGATGAATGGACCGGCGGGGTGGGCGGGACCTTCTACGAATACTGGCTCTATTTCTATTGGGCCCGCTACAAGATCGAATACGTCAGCCCGACACAGATCAAGCTGGTTGACCTGGATGGGACCTTCACACCCATGACCATGACCTGGCGCGGGTAGAGATGGAGGCGCCCGCTTCGGCGGGCGCCGCTTCAAAGGAGATGGCGATGGCGAACACGCTCGAAGACAGGGAACGGATGCTGGCGGCGATCCCGCGCGGACGCGAGAACAGGATGATCGCTGACAAGATAGCGAAGGCCGCAGCGATCGTGGACCCGGACTGGAGGACGCAGTCCAGCACCAGAAGCATCATCACGGAGCTAATCATGGAGGGGCACCCGATCTGCTCGTCCAGCCGCGGTTACTGGATCACCGACAAGCGGGAAGAAGTTGAGACCTACATCGAGGAAATGAAGTCTCGGCTGCTGGGCTTCCAGCTTCGGATCGATGCGCTCGAAGCGACGGCCGCGAAGATGGGCCCGGCGCCTCGGCTCTTCGACGAGAAGGAGAAGCCGTGATCCTCCTGGCTTGGAAACGGCGGGTCCACAAGCTGCGCCGCTGGTTCTGTGACCGCGAGGCGCTGCTGTTCGAGATCAAGAGTCTCGAGCGGCGGCTGATGTTCCGTGGGTATGGCGTGAAGATGTCGATGCGGTCGATCGCGTCGATGACGGACCGGCCTGTTGAGGCGGTGATCGATGACAGCTACCCGCTCGACAAGCGGGACCCGAGCATGTTCTGGGCGCAGGTCCGGGTCGAGCTCCACAAGTGCCTCGAGGAAAGGAGTCTCCTGCGATGACAGAACCTTCGGCACCGACGTTCCATCAGGCGGAAGCGTTCTGCATCATGAATTACGGGGCGAGGACCGGGGGCGCGACCGAGTTGATCTGGAACAGCCGAGATGGCGTCACGCCGTTCGGCATCGGCTCCAAGGCGCCCGGCAAGTCGATGCTGGAACACGTCGCCTGGAAGGAAGACAAGTGCAACCCACTGCACGTCCCGGAGGTTGGAGAGCGAGTGTTCGTGGACCTGACGCTCGAACGAGCGATGGAGCTCCGCAATCTCTACGTCCAGGCGATGTGGGACCACCCGGATTACCCCATGCACGTGCGGTGGCGGTCGATGGAGGAGGCGGTCAGCGACCTTGCGTGGGGCGACTACATGAGCTTCTGGCCGCACTCGCCGGACGTGGTCGTGGTGGATCGGGACCTTCACTACTTCTTCAAGGAGCGCGCGAAGCACCTGAAGAAGATCCCGTGGATCATCGAAGCCGCTCTCGCCCGCGCTGGCGTTACGATCTCCGTCGCGGTCGAGAGCCGGCCGCGGTTCACGAGGAAGACGGAGGGGCCCCTATGATGATCCAGACGGTCTGCATCGGTGGCCAATGCCACGGCCGCGCGATCATGGTGGACTCGGACAGGGAGCACATCCCTGTCGAAGTGCGCAGCCTCGAGCCAGTCACGCCCATACCGATCGGGGCCGAGCTCCCCGGGCTTGTCTGCGAGATGTATCGGCGGTTCGAGTTCACCGTGGACGGCTATTGCAAATTCGTCTACGTGCACCCCGACTGGATCACCACGCGTCCGAAGCCGAGCCTATCGCCCATCTTCGATGTGCTGCTCGACCTGGCGATGCACCCACAGATACCAGAGAGGATCTCATGAGCACGGAAATCACAATCGAGGGCGCGATCAACGGGTGGGTAGTGAAGGTCGCTGGAAAACTCCACGAGCCCGGAGCGGACCCGGTCAACAGGGGCACGCACGTCTTCCACGACGCGATCGATGTTCTGGGCTGCGTCGCCGACGCGACGGGCGTCAGCAACTACCCAGAGCTCAAGGAGCTGATGGACGAGGTCCGGCGGCGCAGGATGGAGGCGCGGTGATGGGAAGCGTGATCGACCAGATCAAGGGATTCCTCTCGGCGGCCGTTGACGGCCCGTTCTATCCCATCGTCACCAGGGAGCCAGACGACTGGGCGCTTTGCATCCGGCGCGAGGACAGTCATGGCGACGACGACTATCACGACATGGTCTACGGGCAGAGGGAGGAAGCCGGGCCGGTGGTTCAGGTAGCAGCTGCAACGCTCACTGCTCTCCCCCAGACCCTCCGGGTGCTGGACATCGTCCACGAGTTCCTCGAGGCCAGGAGACGGCTGCGCCAGGCCTGCTGCGGATCGAGCCTGGCCAGCCGGATGATGCGGGAGATGGATGCGTGTGAGGTGCGCCTGCACGACGCCTACCAGGAGCTCCTCTACCCACAGACCCCCTACACCCCCTACGAGGAGGCCAAGGCCGATGGCAGCTGATCAGGAGATCCACGTGGACGGGCAGCTGAGCGAGGCGGAGCGGAAGCGCCTGAGCCTGCTGGACTGCACGGCCAGGCAGTTCGTCCGCCTGGTTCTCGACCTTCCAGACTCCTGGAAATTCGAGAAAGCGCTGGGCCCCAAGGGCGCGGCGGCTTTCCGGGCGATGGCCGAGCATGCGATCGACAGGCGGTTCCGGCGCGTCGGGAGCCTCGAATCGCTCCTGAACGAGTTGTTCGGGGCGGCAACCCCACAGAAGCCCATAGAGGCCCCTTAAGCGGCTTTGCCGGCTTTGCGTCCGGTGACGCGCTCGGAGGGCCCCGCGGCCAGCCAGCGCGGCCTGGGCGCCTGATCCGGCCAGAATCGAAAGGCGGTGACCCGTGGACTACCTTCGGAGGGCCTCCTACCGGCCGGGGAGGCTGCGGACGGCCCGGGAGCGCCTGGGGCGCCCGAGCATCGACTGGCCGGGCCGGAAGGTCGCCAGGGAGTGCCTGGAGCCCGGGATGACGATGGCCGAGTATCTCCAGACCATGGAGGCGCTCCGGGTGCTGCTCGGCGGCTTCCAGAAGATCCTCCGTGGGCACAAGACCATTCTCGGCAAGCTCGGTCACCGGATGGCCGACGTGATCGACCACACCGCCGACCGGGTCGAGCGGGCGCCCTGGATGGCCTTCGACTACAAGCTGCCGCCGGAAGACGTCCCGACAGCGCGCGAGTGCGCGCAGCGGATCCGGCTGAACGCGGACAAGATGATGCTGCCGGACGGCGTTCCGGAGGAGGTATGAAGCGATGACGGATCCGAAAGTGATGCGCGTCCTCGTCAGGATGGCGAAGCTCTGCACCATGCTCGTGGCCCACGCCCATCACACGGCCAGCGGGGCCGAGGGGCATCTGCAGGGCGAACAGATGGCCGAGGTCGCCGAGGCAATTGATGACCTGGCGCGACCTGACTTTCTTCCCCCGCACGGGATCGTGCCGGTGCCGCCGGCGAGCGAGGCCGAGAAGCAGGCCGACGCACATGTGAGCGAGACCGAGGCGCGCATCGCGGAGTCGCTGCGGATCCCGCCAGGCGTCTGCGAAACGTGCGGGGCGAGAAAGCCCTCGGCGGGCACCCTCGCCGACCTGGTGGCCCCGACAACGTTCATCGCAAATCAGGTCTTCCCGCCGAGACCAGTGGGCGCCACGCCGTGGGCGTATCTCCCCGGCGACGTCCGCCTCTACACGATCGCCGCGGAGGCCATCCGGAAGGCGACCACGAACCACTTCGTGGAATGGGCGCTGCAGCCGCACCCGCGGAATCCGTCCACCCCGCCTGTGGACACGATCACGATCGACGGGAACAAGGCCGGCCGCCTCATCCGCGAAGCGCTCGAGAATCACAAGCCCAGCGACCAGACTGATTGGAAGACCCTCTATCACGACGCCGACAAGGACAAGGACCGCTACCGCGAGACGCTCGCCAAGGCCGAGTCCGAAGGGTTGATCCCGCCGAACTATCATCAGGAATACCATGGGTGGAAAAAGGGAGAACCGACGTGAACTATCAGGTCTTCTGCGGGGGGAACGTGGGGAAGAACAGCCTGTGCGACAGGTGCGGCGAGAAGATCCACCCGGCCGATCAGCGGTGCAGCCGGATGATCGACATGGAGATCGCCGTGGACGCCGCGAACCCCGCCCCCGCGGGTCATCTCAACGAGGGATGGTGCCAGGCGTGGCTCAAGCGGTACGGATACCACACCCCGAACGAGGGCGGGAAGCGGCTCCACCGGGACCTCCTCGCCGCGCTGCCCGCCCGCAAGCAGCATTGCCCGAAGTGCAAAAGCGAAGAATGGTTTCCGGGGGCCGCGTGCTGGCACTGCGGATGGGAAGCCCCCACCCCGCCCTCGCCGACGAGCAGGGAGGCGGTGGTCGAGGCGCTGGATAGGAACGTCGGCACCCTGCTGCATGACATCGTGACGAGGATCCCACGCGCGGCGCTCGATCACAACTTCGTCGGGTGGCTCGAAGAGTCAAAGCGCGCCGTAGACCACGGGCTGCACTACGCGGCGAACGCCATCCTCGCCGCGCCGCCCGCCCGCGAGCCGGTGGTCGCGGCGCTGAGAGCAATGCGATTCGCCTACGGACAGCTGGAACCCGTCGAGGGCGATATGCACCGCCTGACTGACGGCATGGCTGTGATGATCGAACGCGACCTTGGGCCCGCCCTCTGGCCGGTGGGGCAGAGGGTGCCCGCAACAGAAGACGAGATGGCGCGCGTCGAGGCGTTCAATGCTGGGACGGGCCCTGCGCCCGAGACGAGGGGGGCGGCCGCAACACTCCTGGACGCCGCGATCGAAGTCTGCAAGATCTCAACCAGCGGCGACGAGAACGATCACTTCGCGGAGAGCTTCGAAGCGCCGTTCGAGCGGCTTCGGGCCGCTGCGGAGCAGGCGCGCAAGGAGACGGCCGCCGGCCAGACGCCGGCGTGGATCCCGTGCCCATGCTGCGAAGACTTCTGGTGCACCCTCCACAACATGCACGCCTACGAGTGCAAGTGCCCGCCGGTGGAGGAATGGAAAGGCAGCCCTTACAAGAGCGGTGGCTCCGCAGATCGAAAAGAGGCGGCAGGCACATGACCATCTTCGGCTTCGGGCCCGATTCGCCCTGGTTCTACATCTTGTGCGCGGTGGCAACCGGCGGCGCCGGCATCGCCGCATCAGTCGTGATCGGCGTGGCCCGGGTCCTGACCATGGACCACCGCAACGCGAAGAAGGCCCCGCCCCCATCCGGGCGCGGCGTGGGGCCGTGCCGGCACGAACTCAAGGAGCGCGACTGCCAGTATCGGATCACCTACCCATTCGGGACTGACGGCCCCGAGGCGATCGTGCCGAGCAGCCTCATGTTCGCGCAAGAGAACGACCTTGGCGACCCGGATGTTGACGAGGACAAGTGCTCTGAGGGCGGCCCGGGATGGACGCCGATGGACATGAAGAAGTTCCGCGAGGCCGAGCTCAAGCTGCATCAGGAGCAGCTGCCAGATGCCTGGCCGCCGGAGGACGAAGCATGAGAGAGGGATCGCTTTTCCCCGACGACCCGAGTAACCCACTCGTTGCGGCGTTCGAGAAGTTCCACGCAGAGAACCCGAAGGTCTACGAGCTCTTCAGCAAGTTCGCCCTACAGGCGATCGCAGCCGGCCGCACACGATTCGGGGCGCGCATGATCTGGAATCGGATCCGCTGGTATACCGCCGTCGAAACGTCCGACCCTGACTTCAAACTGAACGACCACCACAGCCCCTACTACGCTCGGATGTTCATGCGCGACCACCCTCGATACGAGGGGTTCTTCGAGACGCGCCGCACACAGGATGAGTCATGAGCTGGGACGACGAGACCCACGACGTGCTCGCGGACATCCGCGCGGCGCGCAAGCTGATAGAAAACGACCTGACCTGCACTGCGGGCGAGCCGCTCCACCTGTCGCGGCAAGCCGGCGCCCTGGTGTTGGGGCTTGAACAGCCCAAGGACGAGGACGAGGAGCGGCTCAAGAGGGACTACCGAGGGTTCATCGAGGCGTGGTTCGGCCCGCAGCGGTGGTTCGACGACGAGGTGACAGAATGACGTGGCACATCGTGGAATCAGCGGTCGGCTCAGCGATCGGCATCACCGTCGCAATGTGGGCATGGGAGAAGTTCTTCGCAAAGCCGCCGATCAGTCGCCTCGAGATCACGCTCAAGCCGCCGGAAGTCGAAGGCGATGAATGGAAGCGCGGGCAGGCGCCCGACGAATGGAAGCCGGAGAAGGAAGCATGATTGACCGAGTACGACGCCCGATCCCCTTCGAGCGCATCTTCCGAGACATGATCGAAGATCCGCACGGCCTGATTGCCGACCTTGGCCGCCACTACGCAGAGGCAAGGGACGCGATCGTGCGGGCGCGAGACGGCATCCTGCAGCGGCATCGGGACTGGGGCATCAGCCACCGCATCGTGTCTGTGACAAGTTGCCCAACGGTCGAGGATGGGCGGTGGGTCATCGGGTGGCAGGAGCCGGAGGCCGACTACAGGTAGGGAGCGAGGCATGATTCAGAAGATCGAGACGCCGAGAGAGAGGGACGCCATGCTCAGGAAGGCTGCGATCGAGCGTGCCCTCCGTGCGATGCAAAAACAGCAGCACCGCTGCAGCTGGGTAATCGAGTGTCAGCTGGCTGCCATCAGCGACCGCAACATCCACCAAAGCGTCGCGCACGTGTGGAAGGTGCGTCGAAGGATCCCGACCGCTCGCGACGGGAGGATCCTCCACGTCTGGGTGGAGCCGGCCTCGGCGTTCGCCTGAATCAAAATCCTATTGCGGCACGGGGCGGGCCTGCTCGTCCACCGTCTCGGGCGTATCGACATCGACCTGGCCCACGATCACCTCCAGCCTCCGCTTCTCGCGGAACGTATTCCACGCCGCAGCCCATTCGACATCCTTGTCACCGTCGAGCGGGCACGCCTCCCTCTCTTCCTCGGTGGCACTGATGAACGGCGTGGCGTCGTCCAGAATGTGGTGAGCGAGCTGACGGATGGCCTCTTCCTGAGTCGGGTAACCTTCGACGCGAAACCACCCCGTGAACCGCAGAACGCGCATGCAAGGCATGGTGATCTCTCTCCATAAAAAAGGGGCTCCCGGAAGGCATTCGGGAGCCCCGAGGCGAGGGTCGGCTGGTTTACTGGCCGACCTTTTTCTGTGCGACTTGAAGGCCGAGGCTCAAGGCGACCCCCCTTCACCCGGCGGGATCGCCGACTCCGGGAAGATCTTCTCAACGAGCACGTCGGCCAGGAGCGGAAGGAAGTAGCTCGCGGCGTCCAGCAGAGCGGCGCCGATGACTTCCAGCACCACCTTGCCCCCGCCCTCGAGCTCGAGCTTCATCTCCTGGGCCTCGCTCGCGGCCTGGCTGACGATCGAGTCGACACCCAGCTTGTTCCCGTCCGCGGCGAAGACCGCCATCTTCTCGATGAGAACCGCCATGGTCTCCGCCCGCTCCGCGGACGAGGCCCCGGCGGCGAACAGGATGTTCTGGAAGTGCGCCATCATCTGGCGCCCGTAGGCTTTCAGAGCGGTGACCGCTGCCTCTTCAAACGTCGGTGGGCTCACTTGTCACCGCCCTTGCGAATGGTCTCCATGCACCGCTTCGCCGCTGTCCTGAGCTCGTCCAGGGCGTAGGGCTTGCCGGGCTTCTTGGGAAGCGCGAACAGCGCCCTGACCTTGGCGATCGAAGCGTCGAACCCCACGCGGTCTTCGGGCAGGAGCGTGTTCGCGTGAAACACGGCCGCCATGATCGTCTCCTCGACGCTCGGGACCGCGTTCGCGGCGTCGGTCGAGAAGTTGGCCAGCGGCTTGACCTGGAGCTCCATCAGGGTCGGGTCCAGCCCGGTCGCGCATCCCGGCAACACGAGGGCCAGGAAGAGGGCCGCGACAAGGGCACAGGGGATTCGGTTCATGGCGCACCTCCGTTCCAAATGGGTGATGGGAGTTCCGAGGGCCGTAGTCTGTAGCGGATCCGGAGACTGGTCAAGAAGCCTGGCGGGGAGAAAAATGGCCGGGTCCCGCGAAAGACCCGGCCCGAAACGGAAGGGAACTGACGGCACCATTGAAAAAGCCGCGGGGCCTGCGCGCAAGGGGTCCCCACGAAAAAAGGACCAGCCAGGCCCTCGGGAAGCCCAGCTGGTCCAGGAGGCGCACGCCGGAGGCCGGAGCCCCCGACGATACGATCAGGTGCCGTCGTCCGCCGTTGTTTCGCGCGTGGCGACCGACCGGACGTTGTCGGTCACCGGGATCCACCAGGTGCTCATCGGGCCCAGCTTGCCGTCCGCGTCCCGCTTGCGCCCCTTGAAGGTGAGATGCGCGCCATCGTTATTGAACTCCGAGACCTCGCGGAACTCGTCAACGGTTCCGTGCTTGTATGTGACGTCGACCTCGGTCGCCGCCGTCGTGTTGATTTCAGACAAGAAATTCGAACCCCCCGTGCATTGACGCCATGAACGCCGATGCGGAGACAACTCCGAAGAGTGCCGCCGAGATCAGGTCCCGTCGAATCCTTCGCCACAGAATCGTCATGTCGATGTCCCTCCCTTGCGGACCGCGCTGAGCGTCTTGGCCGCAGTTTCTTCGATTCGTTTGGTTCGCTCAGCAATCGTTTCGACGTGAGCCTCGAGCCGATCGGCACGTTGGACAAATGCCTTCAACTCTCCTGCATCGGTCGCGATCGATGCCAGGCTCTTTTTGATCTCGGGAACGGCGTCGCTCACCATGTGGGACTGCGCCGTTGTAGCCTTGAACCAGGTGATCACGTGAGGCACCAGCTTCCAGGCCACGAGCCCGAAGAAGACGAGAATCGAGACCGGAACGCCCACATTGTTCACTACCTGGATCCATGTCTTCGGTGAGGTCTGCGCCAGCTGGATCAGCATCGTTTGCTCCTTTTACCCGTAGAGGACGGCGTAGCCATCCTGGCCGGCGCCCGGCGCGGTCATTGCGATGAACCGGCGGAACGATGAGGTCGGGTCGTCGTGGCGGATTTCGATCGTGTCGTTGATGCTAACTGAAGGGATCGTGCCGTTCGGATCGCCGGGGTTGATCACCGTCAGCCAAGACCCTCCGTTGATTCTGTACTCGACAAGAGCAGAACCTCCTGGAAGGGCGGTCACAAGGTCGAGGTCGTAGTCGCCAGCAGCCGTCGCCGTGTAGACGTTCGAGATGGCGGCCGAGACCAGGGCCCCAAAGTTGAAGTCCCCGGTGAGCGCCGTCGTGACTGCAGGGTCGTATACAAGCTCCTGCAGGGCTTCCAAGCTGTCTCCCGCATCGTCATGGCGGGCAAGGGCTTTGAAGCGGAGCTCGCTCGGGATGACCCCGCTCTTGGCGATCAGGATGTCATTCCGAAGGACCGACCGGGTCGGCTGCACGTCGGTCTCGTCCTGCACCTGGTCGTCGGACCCGGCTGGATCTGCCCGAACCTCGACGTCGTAGGTCGTGTCGTTGACGGCGGGGAAGTCCGGGAAGAGCGTCGCGGCGTCCGTCGTGAGCGCTTCGATCTCCTGCTCGGTCCGGTAGTCGCGGCGCGTGAAGTCGATGAGGACCCCGTAATCGTCCGCGTCTCCGCCGATGCCCTCGAGCGAGACCGAGGCCGGGTAGGCCACCGTGTTGAGGATGAACCTGCTCGGCGGGTAGGGCCGCCGGAGCCGCTGCTGAAGCGTGAGCGCGATCTGCGTCGCGCCGAGCTCCGAGAGAGTGTCGGTGCGGGACTTCGGCAGCAGCTTCACGTGGACGTTGTTGCCATCGGGGAAGATCGCATCGGTGAGGTTGCCGCCGACGAACACCAGGTAGACCGGCGTGGCTGCGGCGTGGTCGGCCTGCGCTGTGTCCATCACCCCCCGGTAGACGTCGTTCAGCTGCACGTTGGCGCCCACGTCCTCGGCGCTTGTGGCAAGCATGAACTCGTCTCCGACGAGGATCAGGTTGTTGAGGTCGAAGCCGAGATTCTCGGCCGTGTAGGCGATGGCGCCAGGGCTGAACGCCGCCACCAAGGCCGCCTGGGCGTCCGGGTCCGGATCCAGGATCAACGTCGACAACGGGATCGCTGAGCCGGCGTCGAGCGACGAGAGGAGCTCACCAATCAGCATGAAGCCCCAGGCCTCGCCGGCGGGGTAGAACACCCCGGACGGCGTCCCGGAGGAGTGCCGCTCCATGATGTCGAACCCGACCGCCCGGTCTTGCTGCCGGCCGCCGCACCAGACGCGCGCTGTGAGCCCGTCGCCGCTCACCGCCAGGACCTTGCGCGGGGCCTCGAACGCCAGCTGCTCGTCCGAGGGGAATGCGCCCAGCGAATCCGAGGGCGGCTCCCAGGCCGTGGGGTCAGGGACGCCTCCGGAGGCCACGACGAAGCGGAACACATCCTCGGCGCACTCGAGGGTGATCGCGCCCTCCGTCAGCGAGCCGTAGTCCACCCGCATGACCCGCATCGCCATCTTGGTGATGCTCTTCTGCTCGTCGGTCCAAGCGATCACGTCGCCGCGGTTCACGGCGTAGAACTCCCGGTTGACCTTCAGGCGCACCCGGGCGCGCGGGTAGCTCAGCGTTCGAAGGTCACGCCAGGCGATGTTGTTGCCGAGGGCCGCGTCCTTGATCCCGGGATACTCGATCCGGATCGGGACCACCCGGCCCTGGATCTGCATGTTGGCCGGGTCCTGGGCCAGCGCCGGCTTCGGCTTAAAGTCGTTCGCCCGGTCGGTGTAGATGATCCGGACCTCGTTCGACGTGTCTTCCCAGGTGGAGCGCGTGTAATCCTCGACCTCCAGCACGTCAGCATCGGTCACCTGCGGGATCAGGTCCACGTCGTAGTCGGCCCGGGCGAGCTTGATCTCCCACTTGCCCGTCTGGCGGTTCACGCGAATGAACCCATCCATCTGGCGCTCGAGCTCTTCGAGGAGTGCCTCGCCATCGATCTCAGTCTCGATCTGCATCGAGAAGCCGTTGTTTTCGCTCGCCAGGACGGCGCCCACCGAGACCATCCCGGCCATGTCGATCAGCGCATCCGGGTAACCGAAGCCCCACTCCGTGTTCGTCAGGACCTCATAGGCGACGTTTGCTATGTTCGCGTCCGCGCCGTTGATGACGTCGTTGCCGCTGCCCAGCCCGAGGCCGTTGGGGATCCGGCGGGCCTTGATCTTCCATGGGGCGATCGTCGTGGACGTGCCGAGGTAGATCTGCCGCGTCACAATGTGTGCCGTCCCGCCGGCCCGCGGGGCCGCCGGCGTGGTGGCGGCCGCGATCGTCTGGAAGTCCGCCAGGTAGGCCGAAGGGGCCTGCGTCGGGGTCCCGACGTGGACCTCGAGCGTGCCTTCGATGCCGCCGTGCCCCATGCTCGTCCCACCAAAGAACTTCGGCTCGTCGATGAGGATCGTGCCGGCGCCCTGCGTGCCGGCCCAAAGCTCCTTCTCGCCGACCTGGATCTGCTCGATCTGGTCGATCTCTCCGCGGCACAGCATCAACTGCATGCCTGCGAAGTATTTGTAACCCGTGATGTAGCTCGTCTTCGAGAACATCCCCGTCTTGACCGTCTTCTTGATGGCCTTCTGCAAGAAGTCGCCCCACCAGAGGACGTTCGGCCCGGCGAGCATCACCGTGCCCCAGATGATCGGGACCGGGCGGTCCTCGTCGGCCGTGGGGAAGTTGAAGTCCCCCTTCCCCTTCGGGCGCGCATCTTCGAACTTCGGCTTCGATCGAAGGAACTCTGAAGCCAGGAAGATCGCTGCGAGGATCGCGGCCGTCAGGATGAGGCTCATGGATCGATTCCAGTCTCAAACGGGTTCTTCGGGGGCACCCATGGATACCCACCGAACTCGATCACGTTGTCAAACTTCGTCGCACAGTCGCCCGCGCCTGTCGCGCCGGATCGGTGGTCGCAGCCGGCCTGGACCTCCACGAGCACCCCGGTCACATCCTCGTGGAACGGCAGCAGGAGCGTCAGGTCGTTCCCGGCGTGGCTCAGGATCAGCCGGTAGTCTCCCAGGGTTGGGATGGACACCATCCCGCCATTGAACCACCCGTTCGCATAGGTGCCGGACAGTCCAGGGACCGTGATGATGTTCGCGTTCACGGCCGAGACGGACCCGGTGAACTCGAAGTCCGCCACGTCGAGGTTGACCTTGCAGGTGTCCGAAGCCCCGAGGCGGTAATTGCATTGTGCTCCGCTGCGGAAGCGCGGGATCGGCCGGCCGGTCTTGGCCGTGTTCCAGTAACAGGCCAGGGCGCAATTCTGGAAGTCGTTGGTGAACTTCAGGGACTGAACGATCCCCAGGAACTCCGTCTTGAGCTCCTCGTCCGTGTCCTCCCTTTGGTAGCGCTGGATCTCGATCGATGCGACCACGCCCGGGGGGACGCCGATATACATCGCGGCAAACTCGTTGAGCGCCGGGACGGTCACCTCGACCGCGTCGCTGCGCTCGACCGAGACCATGATCGACGTCCGCTCGATCGAGATCGGCTCGTAGGTCTCGCCATCGATCGAGACCTCGTCCTCGGCGCTGGTGTAGCGCCACGTCTTCGAACCGATCCCGAGCGTGTAAAGCTCAACCGGCCGCGAGGCCTCTTCGCTGATTTCGTAGGGGTCGTAGGTCATGACTGGTCAATCAGTGAGACGACCGGAATCGCCGACCGCGCAGAGTCGGGCCGCTCGTGCGTGATCTGGATCTGATCCGAGTCCAGGCGAACGAGCTCCACGAATTCGACGCGCGAGATCTCGGAGGGGAGCTTCGTGCTCGGCCAGGCGCTATCCACCGTCAGGCGCTCCGTGTCCGCGTCCACAATCACCGAAGACAGGATCTCACGGAGCAGCACCGAGCCGTCCGTGAAGGTCAGACGGATATGCCGCATCGGGTTCTGCTCCTCCGCGTATCGAGAGAAACCGATGTTCTCGATGTCCATCAGGGCGGAGGTCGCCGTCAGCGTCCCCGTGACCAGCAGGTCGTCCGACCATGTCAGGGTGTAGAAACTCACCTGGCGCCCGCGGAGCGCATAGAGCAGCTGTCGGATCTCCCAGACGGCTTGCCGGGTCCTCCCGACGAACGTCTGCACGTGGCCTCGGGTCATATTGGGCCAGAGGGAGGTCCGGGTCCGGTTGCCGGTCTTGTTGTCCAGGATGTAGACCCGGGTATTGAACCGCTCCTTCACGGCCCGCATGACGGGGTTGCAGTTGTCGAGCAGCACCTTGCCGTCGTAGCTCGAGAAGGCCGAGACGTCGGCGAGGTCCACGTCCGTGTCCTGCACGTCCCAGACCACCGTGAAGTCCTCGAGGTTCACCGGGTGCTGGTCCCCCCCAACGATTCCTTCGATCTCGCCCTGGCGAACCGGCATCACCCGGGTTCCAACGGGGTAATCGTTCTGCATCGGCGTGGCGAAGGTGATGCTCGAGGCCGTCTTGGAGACTATCACCGGGACGTCGAACAGGTCTCGGCTGGTGAAGACCACAGCCTGGCCGCCCACCCGGAAGTCGCTGTGACTGTTCGTGCTCGTGTTGATCGTGAAGGCCCCGATAAGGGCCTCGGCCGAAAGCTGGACCTGCTCGTTATGAATCGGCAGGCCGAACAGCTTATTCTGCCACCCCATCAGATACATGCGCGCTTGGCGCCGGTCCTGGCCGTCAAGACGATACTTACACCGGAACCTCTGCGTGGGCGCCTTCCGAAGCGAGGGGCGCTTCTCCGGGCCGCCACGGCCGCGCTGGACGTCCGTCACGAAGCCAAGCGTCTCGCCGATGGGGGCTTCAGGATCGAAATACCACAGGACCAGCCGCACGCCCTCGATGTAGAGGGGCACGTCCCCCACGTCGAACCCGAATATCAGATCCCCCGCGAAATTCGGATCCGACGTCAGCTTGGTCTCGGCCGTCAGCACGATCCCGTTCTGGCCCCCGATGGTGTGCGGGAGCGACGGAAGGTCGATCACGTCTGTGCCGGCGTCCACCGTGTTGGTGAAGCTCGTCAGCGAGACGTTCTGATGCCGATAGGCGCAATACAACTCGAACGTCTTCTGGATCGTGGACAGGATGTTGCCGAAGTCGATCGCGCGGGGAACCACATGCATCTTCTCGAACCAGTCGCGGCCCGCCGTGAATTCGATCCCCTCATGGCCTGGATACCCCGAGGGCGACACGGCGGGCCGGTGGGGCACGCTGACGGGGTCGTCCGCCAGGACGGGGTCCTCGAGCGCGAGCGTGGCGAAAGACTCCTGACTGGCCACCGGAGCCCGCGTATAGGCGGCATCGGCCCGCCCGGGGATTCCGAAGTGGGTCCCGTAGAACGCGTCGTCGTCCAGGTAGCCTGGATAGGCTGTCACGTGGTCACCTTCTTGTAGGCGATCCCCTGGTTCTTCGTGCCGCCCACGCTGTCCGCGTTGCTCTTGATGTGCGCCGGGAACATGACCCAGGTGTCGCCGCCGATCACGACCTCTTGCGCGTCAGCCAGGTATTTGACGTTCACCCCGCGAACGTCCGGCTGGGTCCCGAGGAAGAAGACTTCGGAACCGACGCGGTAGAAGCTGGTGATCTGATACATCGGGATCAGGCCCGACTCGGATCCGGCGCTGAAGTGACCCATGCTCTGTGCGACCGGGCCGCCCCGGAACCCGCCCTGCACGTAAATCCTGGGGTTTGATCCGCGGTCGTCTCCGGTCGTTGTGTTGTCGCCCCAGACGATCCCCCACTTGGTGCTTCCCGGCTCGCTCGGGAGACCCTCACAGTGCATCGAGGCAACTTGGGGGCGATAGGTAAACGACTTCGTGAGGCCGTCCAGAAGAACGGACGTGGAGGTCTTCACGGCGCTGGCGTTGCCGGCGTCCAGATGGTTGTGCCCATAGCAATACTCGCCGCCCGTCCAGTTGTCGCCGACCTTCTCGATCACGCCGAACCCGAAGTGCTTGAACTTGCCGCTCGCCACCTCGACCACGATGTGAATGTAGGTGTCCGACTCGAAGAAGAAGTAGCTCGAGAATGCACCCGTCCCGAGAGGCACGTGGCGCCCGTTGTCCAGGGTGCCGCTCACGTCCGAGATCATGCCCTGGCCGCTGTCGTCGGGGTGGTTGCCCGGGTCGGTAGATACGGACCACCCGAGGGCATGGTAGAGCCCGACGACGGATGGCGTGGCCACGTTCCACCTGAAGGACACGTAGACGTTGCTGCGATGCATGGCCAGGCGTCCGGCGCTCGACTCGTCCGAGATCCACCCGTTGGCGACGGCGAACGTCTCCAGCTTGTTCAGGAGATCGACGACGCCGGTGGAGGTTCCTGTCTGGTAGCTCACTCGTCTACTCCATTTTCATCGCAAGGTAACTGCATGGCTGCGTCCGCTGGCCGCCGGCGAACACGGTGTATTCGTCGCCCCCCTGCGAGATCGTATCCTCCGAGCTAAGCGTCGCGGCTTGCCCGACCGCGTAGAGGCCGGCAAGGTGCCCGACCACCTGGCGATTCACGGCATCAGCGCTCGTCCACACAAGGGTCGCGGGGATCAGGAGGAACAGGTCGCCGGCGGCTTCCGGGGTTCTCTCAAGCGTGAAACTCGGGGCGCCGGGGACGCCGACGTTCGGGAAGATGTCGGTGAAGTCGAGGTATGCCGCGGCGACGATTTGGTCGTCACCACTCACGGGCATTCGGTTTGTCCCCGCAGGGTAGATGGTGTAGTCCAGCGTCAGGGAGCGTTGCACGGTCCCGCTGTAGGCCGTCTTCGAGTTTGCCACGCCCTGCCACGCACCGCTCGCCAGGCGGGTGTAGCCCGGGCCGGACCGGCTCGAAATGCCGATCTGCTCTGTGAGCCCACCGATGTCCGGGATGGTCGTATTCCAGAGCGCGTCACGCCGCGCCGAGCAGCCGGACACGTAGATGGGATAGGGATACTCTGTGCTGGTTTGGAACGCATCCAGGAGCCCGATGTAGAAGGTCTGATAGTGGGTCGTGGTGACGTCGTCGGTCTTCACAACCCCCATGATCCGCCGGCCGGTGATGAAGAACCAGAAGTCCAGGCTGGCATTCATCAGCGGGACGTAGCAGCCGCCGCCGGTGGATGGCTCCGTGGCAGGTGAAATGCCAGGCTGCGACGCATAGTCCAGGCCGGAGTTGAAGCCGGTCATGGCGTTTACGTGCCAGTTGTAGGCCCGCGTGATCCCCTGGATGATCGAGTAGCTCTTGATGCCAACGAAGATCTCGTCCGCGGCCGCCAGGCCCTCGCCCTCGAGGATGACCTCCTTCTCGGTGATCGAATCGTAGATGTAGGTCGTGTCGCGCCGGGCCGTCCACCCGGTGGCCGCACTCGTGGAGATGGTGATCGTGCAGCCCGTGCCAGTGCCCCCGGTGGTGCTCGCCGGCGACGATGGGACGACCGAGTAGGCCCCCCCGTCTCGCAGCTTGATCCCGTCCACGATAGTGCCCGACACGCTGGTGACCTCGACAGTCGCCACGTGGGTGCCCGTGCCGCCCGCAATGGTGAGCACGTCGCCCAGGAGGTATCCAGTCCCTCCGGCCGCGACGGCCACGGTGGCGATGTGCTCCGCGGTGGCGATCTCAACAAGCTGCGCGAGCGCGTCCTGGTAGTCGGTGGCGGTGCCTCTCTGATACATCAGCCGATCGCCCTTCTGATGGTTTTCCGGTTCCGCTGGATGATGTTCAAGACGACGCGATCGCCGGCCGGGCTGTTCATGGCGTTGGGGATCTCGTTCGGGTCTTCCACGTTCACCACCGTCACGTTCCCGGTCTCGCCGTTGGCCGGCTCCACCCGACCCTCGGCGCCGAATCGCACCCGCTCCGGGCCGCGCTCGCCGACGATGTATTCCCGCCCTGGATGGACCGAGCCACCGCTCGCGCGCCCCGCGGCCGCGCTGCCCGCAGCCACGCCCGCGCCGGCCAGCGAGGCCGCCCCGCCGGTCGCCACGTTCAGCGCCTGAATGATAAGCAACCGGGCGAAGATGCGCGCCAGGTCGTCGAGGATCGCGTTCGCAAAGTCCTTGAAGGCCAGCTGGCCATTCCGGACGAACGACGCCAGAGCGTCCGCGCTGCGGTCCACGAAGACGTTGACCGAAGCCTCGGCGATCGACGCGAAGTCCTCCGCCTCCTGGGCCAGCCGGATGAAGGCCCGCGTGAATCCGTCTCCGATGGCCGTGGAGGCGTCCAGGCTCTTGAGGCGGAGTTGGATCATTGACTCGGTGACGGCCTGGATGCGCTGGTCGTAGAGGTCCATGGCATCCAAGAGAAGCACCCACGCGGTCTCGCGCTGGGCCTCGAGCTCTTCCGACGATGCAATCGCCGCGCGATCTTCGAGTCGGGCCCACGCTTCGGTCTGCTCGTTGATCTGCTTCGTTTCGAAGTCGTAGATCTCCTGCAGGTTTTTGTGCTCCTGCGCCAGCTGCGCCACGAGGTCGATCTGCACCAGGAGGGCTTTCGCATCATCCGAGAGCGTCTTCGCGGCTTCGCCGACCGTTTTCCCCTGCGCCTTCCTGGCTTCCTTGGCGGCCGCCGCGTTGCGCTCCTTCTCCTTCTTCACGCGCTCCTTCTCGCGCGCCTCGCCGATATCTCGCGCACGCTTCAGAATCTCGCGGACCTTGTTTTCGAAGAAGGAGAACTCCAGGCCCTCGGTGTTCGCCTTGCGGAGGATGGCCGCGAGGTCATTGAGCGTCTCCGATGAGCCGGCGATGATCGCGGCCTTGGTCTCGATTATGTAGGCGTCGCGCGCCGTCTCGAGCGCCGCGATATCTTCCTCGGCCTTCTTGACCGCTGCACTCTTGCCGCCGGTGCCCTTGATCAGCAACTCGATGCCAGTGACAGCATCATCGATCGCAACTCGCGTTTTCTCCTTGATGAGGCCGAGCGACCGAAGAACCGCTGCGATGCCGGCAAACGCCCCAATGAGTCTCTTGAACTGCTGCGCGATGGTTTTGATCGGGTCTTGGAATAGGTTCTGCAGGAACAGGCCGAGCTTCTTGAACGTGATCTGGATCTGGAACGCGGTCGACTTGAAGATCAGCTGGAGGGAGAGCCCGATCTTCCTAAATGCATTCGTCTCGAACAGGCGTCCGATGCCGGTCACGAACCCGATCACCACCCCGATCATCGTGTCGAAGGTCTTGGCGAAGTTGACCGCGAACTCGGTGAAGTCACCCCCGATATCCTTGCCGAACACCTTCTTCACGATCGCCCGAAGCCCGATGAAGAACGCGCTGGCGAAGATCCCCACCTCGCGGAATCCCTGCTTGATCACCTCAAACGCCGCCACGAACACGTCCTGCAGGCTGACGATGCCGTCGTTTGAGATGAAGATCTGATCCGAGAATGCTACGAGCGCGATGGTGGCGGTCGCCAGGATCGTTGCGATCAGCGTTATCGGGTTGGTTAGGAGCGCGATCTTGAGCGCGAGAAGCGCTTTCAGAACCGCCCCGATCCCGGCCCGCGCGACCTTCACCACGAGAACGAGGGCCAGGAACTCCAGTGCGTTGGCGAATAGGATCACATCCCTCGAGAGCGCCCGCATCCCCGTGGCGAGGCCCCGGAGGAACCCCTCGAGGTTCGTGTCCGCTATATCGCCGATCGACAGGACGACCGCCTCGAATGCGGACTTCACCGCCAGGAGGGCGCCGTTCACGTTGTCATCCATGACCCGGGCCATCTCTTTCGCAAACCCGGTCGAATTTCTGAGCTCCTTCGTGAACTTCTCGATCTGCGGGATGAACCCCTGAAGGACCGTGAAGGCCGGGCCGCCGCGCTGTTTGAAGATCGCCAGCGCCGCCTCGCCGCCGATGCCTGACTCCCGGAGCGTCCGGAGGATATCGGTCAGCTTGTTGAAGCGCGGGTTGATGTCTTCGACGGTCTTCCCGGCCGCCGCCAGCGCGATTCGCAGTTGCTTCCCGGGGTTGATGAGCTCGCCCAGGACTCGCCGCAGGCCGGTGCCAGCAAGGCTGCCCTGCAGGCCGGCGTTGCTCAGGACCATGATCGCCGAGGTAGTCGTCTCCAAGTCGATGCTGAGGCTCTTGGCAATCGGCGAGACGAACTTGGCCGCCTCCCCGATCCCGGCAACCGTGGTGTTGGCCGACGCCGCCGCCTTCGCCAGGACGTCCACGACGTGGCCGGTCTGGCTCACCTCCAGCTGGAAGCCCTTCAGGATGGTGGTCGTGATGCTCGCGGCCCGGGCCAGCGCGAGCTCGCCCGCCTGAGCGAGCCGCAGGGTGCCGTCCAGGGTAGCCAGGACCTGGTTCGCGTCGAACCCGGCCCGGGCCAGGAGCTCGGCGCCCTCCGCGGCCTGTGTGGCCGTAAAGCGCGTGCTGGCGCCGAGCCGCCTGGTTTCTTCAATGAGGAGCGTAAGCTCCCCCGCCGTTGCACGCGACACCGCGGCGACTGATGCGATGCGCTGCTCGAACTTGGCATACGTCGCAATGGTCCGGGTGATGACGAGGCCGCCGCCCGCCAGGGCGAACAGGCGGCCGAGAGTCGTCCGGAGACGGTTCGCATGCGCCTCGGTCCTCCGCAGCCGCCGTTCGACTGCATTGGTGCCGGGGCGAATGCCAGAGGGGTCAGCTACGATGCGGATCCGATAGTCGGGCATCCTTTACCGTCCCTTGTTGTCGCGCCCGGCTTCCCAGCGCGCCGTCTCGTCCTTCAGATACTCGCCATCCAGCATCCGGATCATATCAGCGAAGAGCGTGCGGATGTCCGGATCGAGCCCCTCCCGGTCGGCATATTCCTGGATGAAGTTCCATGGGAGGGGGCCCGGCCCCATCCCATACTGCCGGCAGCTGCTGAGCTCGAAGAACGCGCGCATGATGAAGCGTTCGCCACGGCTCACCTCCGGCTCGTCCAGATACCACTGGGGAGGCTCTTTACCTGCCCGCTCGTACTGCCCGCTCGTGATCGCCCACCCGTCTCGAGAGAACCTTAGCTCCCACTCGAGACGGCTTCGGAGTTTTCCGCGAGCTCCTCGACCTCCGGCTCGTCACCGGGACCGATCGGCGTGTCCTCAACCTCCGAACCCTTCATGTAGAACGACTCGGGATCGCCCGCGAACTCACGCAGCGGGTCGAAGATCTGCCAGGGGCAAACCCGGCAGAACTCCTCGGCGGCCTCGCGGGAGTACGGGATGAAGGTCCCGGGTTTCGCGTCGTCGGGGATGTTGCGGAACCCCACGATGACGTGCATCGGGAACAGCTTCCTGTCCTCCTCGCGAGCCTGCTTCAGATCGCCCGCGTCCGTCGTGCCGCGGTTGAGACGACGCGCCCGCTTCACGGTCGAGCGGACGGTCGAGTTGTGATACGGCTTGTTCACCTCGTTCGCAGAGCGAACTTCGACCGCGGCGTCCGGGTGACCGGCCTCCGGGACGGGGAACCACGCGGTGGATTCCGAGGACACCGCGTGCTGCTTCAGGGCCTTGAACATTGAATGCGCCTCCTTGCAAATGCTGATCAGGAACGATCGGTCGGAACGCTCGGGAAAAAGGACATCCCGAGCGAGACGTTGGGAATCACATCGACTGAGTCGTTGAAGGCCTCTCCCGTGAGGTTCACCTTCACGGCCGCGTCCTGCTCGAACTCCTTGTTCCCGTCCCCGAGGGTCAGGGCCGGGATGTCGATGGCGCAGGCGCCGTCGTCGTTCTTCAGGACCGTGGCGAACGTCACCGTGGTGTTGTCTCGCACCGCGTTGATGATCGCCTTGTTCGTGAAGAGCATGACGCCCTCCATGTTGACCTCGAACAGGCCGGTATTCAGCGCCAGCGCGGCGAGGCCCCCGAGGCACTTCTCCGGGCTGATGTTGTTGCGGAGGGTGATGTCGAGGTTCTTGAAGCAGACCTCGGAGACCGCGGAGACCACGTCCGTGGTGATCGACGCGATGTCGCTCGCCGTGCCCAGGCCCACCGTCCGCAGCGCAGCGACCGAGTCCGAGGGACCCGTCTTCCGCGCGCTCACGATCGGCTCGGTGTCCGTGCCGATCATGCCCCACGTGCCGGTGGCCTTCGCGGAGAGCGGCAGCGACAGCTTGAGCTCGTTCGCCTGGAGGCCGACAGAATACTCGTACTCGGGCGTGCCGACGCCGCCCAGGTCCGGGTAGGAGCCCTCGAAGGAGTAGGAGCGGCTCAGGTAGCGGTTGTCGTCATCGTCCGCGTCGGAGGCCACGTTCCGCAGGAACCGACCGAACATGATGTCGACCAGGGTCGCGTTGGAGGCGTCGGTGACGCTCAGCTTCGCGTCCAGCTTGTCCAGGTTCAGCGTGGGGCCGTCGATCGACGTGATCCGCGCGTAACCGTAGACGTCGCCGGCAGCGCCGTCATCGAACACGTTCTGGCGGCCGCCGGAGCCGTCGTCCGATCCGACGTGGATGTATTGGCCCACGAAGAGACCGAGCACCGACCAGTCCGCGATGTGGGCCGCCGAGACGATCGTCCCGGTGGAGCCGGTCTTGGTAAAGGCCAGGTCCCCGATCGCGCATTGGATGCCGGCGACCTCGAGGCTGGCGTTCGTGCCCGGCGTCTCGTCCACCAGGGCGCTCTCCACCGGGATCGCCACATCCGTGGAACCCACGTCCGCGGAGAGCACGTGCAGGCCGTTGTTCGCGGCGTTGGTGTAGCCCTTGGCATACACCAAGGTGATGGCCTCGCCGGAGGCCCAGACCATCTTCGCTGCGAGCCCGAGCGAGACGGCGTCGACCGTGAAGTCGTCCGTGGCCGCAATCGCCGGCGGCGGAATCAGGCCGGCGCCCGACTTCAGGTCGAACTCGACGTTGGCGAACTCCGCGAAGACGTAGCCCTCAGCGAAGTTGATGAGGGCCTCCATGGTGATGTCGGCCTCGTGGTCGACCGCGGAGTCCGAGTCCACCACCACGCCCTTGCGACGGCCGCGGATCGGAGAGATCGGGCGCCTGGGCTCGGTGGTGATCTGGTTTCCGAACCGGCCCACGTTGTTCGGCTCGAGATCGCGCCACCCGCTGGTGGGCGACACGCCGAGCGTCGCCTCGGGGGCGAACCGCAGAGCGAATCTGTTCGTGTCGACCTTTGCCATGTCAGGCTCCTGTCTTACTTCGTCTCGTCACTGAGGAACCGGACCTCAGTGGTAACGAGATACCAAGCTCCGTCGACGCCGATATGACGAACGGTCGCCCCCTGGAGCCAAATTGAATTTCCGCTGATCGAGACGCCCTCGAGGACGGCCCTCGCTGCTTTCGCAAGCTGGTCTGCTGAACTCGAGCCCTTATCTGTGGGCACGGCGACCTGAAAGAAGACCGACCCGGTGCGCTCGAACTTCCTGCCGCCGCTATCGCCGAGCGTTTGTTGCTGACCGAGGAACTCCAGGATGCTCAACCGTCCCCACGCCAGGCCCGCATTCGGATCCGGCGGCGCGAACGTCTCGTTTGGCATCTCGATACGAGCGGCCGGGATCGCCGTGTAATTGGCCAGGAAATAGGCCGCGATCGCGTCCCTGTATTCGACAAGGTCGGTCATCTAAAGAGGCCCCTCTCGAGCGACACCAGGGCGCGTTCGATCGCCGACTGAACGAAGCCGGCCGGCGCCTGGGCGGAGCTCCCCTCGTTGAGGAGGACGATGTAGTGAACGTTATTCGTGATGTAAATCCGGCCCCTGATGAGCTTGTAGCTCAGCAGGCTCCCGAGGCCCTTCTTGTGCATCGATGTGTCCAGGGTTCCCGCCTCTGCCTCCTCGCGCGTGCCTGCCGTCCCTTCGTGCGACTTGCCGACCTCGGGGATCCAGTTGGCCCGCGCGAAGCCGGTGTCTACCGGCGTGCCGCCCTCGCTCGCCGCGCGGCGCAGGTTCGCCGTGATCTCGAGCATGAGACCCTTCATGCCTCGTTCGACATCCTTCTTGATGTCCTTCACGAGCAGCCGGATTTCCCTGAACTCGCGCGGCATCAGTCGGATTCCTTCACCAGCACGATCTCGAACTCCGCAACGACCTGCGCCGAACTGGCCGACACGTATGTCACCCGTGCATCGATGTCCGTCTTCTCCGTGATCACGCCAGGGACCGCGGTGCTGACGAACTGCCCAGCTACCTGCTCGAGCCTCATGTTCCAGGCCGCATTGGCCACGGCATTGTCCCGGATGAAAAACGCCATCGCGGCGACGATGGTCACCGATGGGCTGTCCCGAACGACCGAGCTCCGGATCTGAGTGATGTATCCCGTGTGACCGGCCGGGATCGTATAGATCGCCATCGTGGTCTGGCCGAGGCCGGCATCGATCAGGGCAAGGTTCGTGCCGCCGCTGGCGACGCGGATCGTGATGATCCCGCTGTTCACGTGGACCGTTCCGGCCGTCACGATCCGAGCTCGGAAGACGCGGATCCAGCTTCCGGGGATCGCCACGACCAGCTGGCCATCGAGCGTGACCGTGGCTCTCTGCATCTCCCAATTCGCGTCCAAGCCCTGAACCTCGATCGTCCACGCACCTTGGCCGGTCGCCGCATCGTCAGCCGTCGAAGCGCTGAGGACCTCGAGCGCGACGGCCGCCGCCGGCCATGGATAGAGCCCACCGCCTGACCAGATCGATTCGGGCACGCTGCCAGTATCGACCGAGCGGTTGGCGCCGAACTTCCGGATGAAGGAGACATCCGCAACCAGACCGAGCGCGATCGCCAAGCCTGGCACGCTTCCGAATTCAGCCGTCTTTCTGTTCCAGCTGCCGGTCATCGGACTCTCCTCACGATGACGGTGCGACGATCGTCCGGTAGAACAACGCCAGGCGCACCGCGCCGGCCGTGAAGTCGCTGCCGTTGGCGATCAGGCGGATCTTGGCCGCGGCCGCGAGCGGGACCGACTTCACGACAGCGGACCCGACCGTGTCGGCAGCGACCGCGACCGCGGCGACCAGGGTCTCCTCGACCTCCTCGACCACCTCGAGTGCAAAGAAGCTGGTCTCATCCGCGACAATGCTTTTGGAGGACGTTTCCCTGTTCCAGGTCTCCACCTCAAAGTAATCGCCCGGAACAACCTCCACTGGGGAGGATGAGAGGGCCCATCGGCCGTCACGAAGAGTGTCCCGAAGCTCCAAAGCCGGCGCGCCGGACACCACAGCGCCGTTCTTGTAGATATCGACACGCCCGGCTCCCATCCCAGACCCCGCCACGCCGACGATCAGCCGAACTTTGCTGATGTTGGATCCCGCCGGAATCGTGAGTCTGGAGTTGTTCGTGGCATTGTCATGAAACCCGTCCGTGTCCCAATCCTCTGCGGGATAGGGAATGATCTCATGTGCGTCCGCACCGACGACCAACGGGTCTGTCATGAGTGCGCGGCAACCTCGAAGCCTCGAAGGGGTCTTCGGCTCCTGCGAGAGGTAGTGAACATCGAAGGACGTGGCGCCCTCGATCAACGTGGTGACCCGCACGCCCACGCCGAGAAGCTCGCCACCGATCGGCACTTCTATGATGCTGTCCTCGCTCGCGCCGGACAGGGCGGTCATCTCCTCCTCCAGGCCGATCGATCGGAGTTGGGCGCCGTTCGCCGTGCGCTCCGGGATGCTCTCGATCGCCAGGCTGTCCACGAGGTTGTCGAGGCTCGTGCGGATATCTTCGGCCGAGATTTCGCCGGTGACGTTGTCGGCGAACAGGCTCGCGATCTCTGCCTGAAGCTGCGCCTTGGTCTTGACGGTCATGTCAGCGATCTCCCAATCTTCCAGGTAGTGGTCGTAAATGCGGACGTCCTGGATGTCGCCCGTCAGGTTGCGATCGATCGCCTTCGTGGTCGTGTTGACGCGGCCGCCGATGGACCAGAGGTCTTCAACGCCGGATACCGCGAGTTCATCGATGCTGTGGGCCTCGCCATCCTTGAGAACTCCATCAACCCACAACTCGGCCCACCCATCGGTCACGCCGGCGGCGGAGCTCGGCCTGAACCGGACGATCACCGTGTGCCACTCGTCGTCTCGATAGCCCGGCTGCGGGTTGTCGTCGCGCCATTCGAGTTCGAAGCTGTCCGAGTCTGCAGCGCGGATGTAGCAGCGAAGCCAGACGATCCATGGATTGACGTTCGCTTCCTCCCATCCGAAGAGGAGCCGTCCGCCGCCACGAGAGATGATCTCCTTCTGCGCGTCCGTGGTCGGTGCGCCTGGGAACGTCTGCGGGGTCTTGACCCGCGCGGCGAGTGAGATCTCCCCCGTGATCGTGGTGAAGACATCCTCGGGAAACTCGATCACGCTGCCGCCCTCGACGCCATCGAAGTCCAACCAGTTGCCTGCTGTCGGGCTATAGGCGCCGGAGCGCCACTGCGGCGGCGTCGTGCCACGGAGGGTCCCTACGTGTGCCGGCTTGGCAGCGTTCACGGTTGTGGTGCCGCTGCCCTCCGGCATCGTCACGTGGAGCTTGAGAGCCATGGGTCTACCCGCCTCCGTCGAACGCGCTCGAGAACGCACTTGAGAATGCACCGGGGGCAGGACCTGTCCCGCCCCCTCGAGCAACCAGCAAGCTGTTGATCGCTGACGAGAAGAAGCTCAGAACGCGTGCCATCAGATGACCGCCCAGATGTTCAGCGCCGTCCCGCCAGACTGGATGGACTTGAACGAACCCGGGTTGATCCCCACGACGACAGGAAGGGCCGTCCGGGCCACGCCGTTCGTCATCGTGACGTTCAGCGTCCCGGCATTCTCAACGAGCAGGGCGCGGGTGTGGCCCGGCAGCGTTTTCTCGCTGTCCGGCGCCCCGGTGAACTGCTGGATGAAGTCGTTCGGAAGCGCCACAGAACGGGCATTGCTCAGAGGTCTCTTGGGCATGGATCACTCCTCGGGGGTCTCGCCGTCATCACCGGCGCCGGCGTCGGCTTCGGGCTGTGCCGCGGCCGCAGCCACAGTATCGGTTTCTTCCTCGGCCGGCTCCTCGGGATCCGTGGACTCCGGCTCCTCGGCGAGCGGCGGGGCCTGCCGACCGCGCGGGCCCTTCTTGGCGACCTTCTTCTTGACCACCTTCTTCTTGACCACCTTGGTCTTGGAGCCCTTGGGCCGGCCCGGGCCACGCTTCTCTTCTTCCTCGTCGTCCACGATGACCAGGAACCTGGCCTCGACCAGCTGCTGCAGCCGGCGAGGGTCCGCGCCGCCCGACGCGAACTTGGCCCCACGCGTCTGATCGACACCGTAGAACTTGAAGGGACGGACGACCTGATATGACATAACGCCTCCTGAGAGAAAGAAAGAAGCCCCGCCCGGGCGCCAGGCCCAGGCGGGGCGGCAACCCTGCTCTGATTCCCGAGAGCGAGGCCTACGACACGATGGTGTAGAACAGCACGCCGCAGTCGGCCGCGACGACCTTGTGATCGAAGGACATCTCGATCTCGACGCGGTCCGCCTTCAGGTGGTCCATCCGGAACTTGGTGATCCGGCCACCCATGGCGCTCGAACCCATCAGGCCGGTCCACGAGAACGTGTAGCCAGCGCTGGGGATCATGATGCCCGGGGTCGGTGCCACGTAGCACAGGAGGGCGTTCTTCCCGCCGATGAAGGAGTTGGACTCGGTGAGGCCTTCCTTCGCGGCGTTGTAGATGCCCTTCATCACCAGGATCCGATCGATCTCCATCAAGGCCGCGATGGCCTGGAGGGTCACGATGGCGGGCGAACCCGGGGTCTGACCGTATTTGATCCGGTCGAGGATGTCCGGGTGGTGCTTCAGCGCCGACCAGACGTGGTACTGGAGGATGAGCGTGTTGGGCTCGAAGCCGGTGTCCTCGAGCATCGCCCCCTTCTGCGCCTCCACGTTCTCGATCGGGTTGGATGCGGCGTCGTCCCACTGCAGCACCTGGCTGCCGGTCGGGCCCGAAGCCACGCCCTCGATGTTCGTGTCCCAGATGCCCGTGGTGAAGTACTTCGTGGCCCAATTCGCCTCGCGGCGAATCATGGCCTTCACGGAGCACAGCATGACCGCTTCGCGGTCCGGCTGCAGCGGCTCATCGGCGTTCGCACGCCTCTGATCCGGGACGTCGTGGTGGTGGTCCCACTGGTCGCAGTAGTAGCTCTCGGTCGACACCGTGTAACCGGAGCCGGAGCTCTCGGTCGCGGGCGCCCGCTTCTTCATGTCGTCCCGGTTCCACTCGGCGCGATCGTAGGTGTAATACAGATCGCTCTGCTTGGAGACCGGGACGTTCGGGAACGCGGCGTCGGCCACGAAACCCGCGGCCGCCTGCATGTAGGCGACCGACAGGGTGCTCAGCGGCCGATTGACATGAACGTCACTCGGGGTGGGCTGGGTGGGCATGATTCATTGTCCTCCGTGCTGGTTGTTGTCTCGTTGACCGAACTCGACAGATGTCGTCGCCTACGGGGCGACGTACTGCGAGATCAGGACCAACTCGAAGATCTGCCCGTCCACGGCCGCCTCGTTGGCGGTGCCCCAGACTGCGTCCCCGGATCCAGCCGTCACCAGACGGCCGGTGGTGGCCTCCGGGGTGACCTTGGCGTCGACGGCGATGATGTCGCCCGCCAGCGCCTTGGTCGACCCGGCGATGACCACCCGGCCCGGGCGGCCGACCGCCGCGGGCTTGTCGGACAGAATGCCCACGCCAGACTCACCAGCACCCGCGAGGGCCAGCACGCCGCTCGACTTCTTGACGGCGCAGAACTGGTAGCTGCTGAGATCGGCACCGGCGGGCAGGCTGATCGCCTGTTCTCCCTGAACTGTTGCCATGACTCTGCTCCTTGAAGTGTTTCTCTCGGTCAGGCTGTCATCGCCGCCGCCACTGACGTCCCGCCGTCCGGTCTACCGCGTCGGGGCACCGACGTTGCGCGCCATGCGCTGCGTCTCGTGCTCCGCGTAGAGCTTCCTCCCGGCCTCGGTGTCGAGCACGTCGGAGAACGCCTTCTCGAAGCTGACGCCCTTCTTCTCGGCGAGCGCGGTCGCCATCTTGTTGAGCTCCTTCTCGGCGTCGCCCTCGGCCGCCACGGTGGTGCCGATGCGCGTGAGCGCCGTGGCCATCTCGGTGTTCTGGGCCTTGAGGATCGCCAGCACCGCGTCGCGGTCCTCGGCCTTCTCGATGGTGCTGACCACGCGGAGGAGACGCACCTTGGCGGTGGTCTCGCCCGGGAGGGCGGCGAACTCGGTCTCGGCGCGCTTCTCGAACTCGAGCCCCTCGCGGGTCTCGCGCTCGGCCTTGGCGATCTCGCGGTCGTGATCGCGGTCCCTGGCCATCTTCACCAGGCGGGGATCGTCCGACTTGCGGAACTCGGTCCCGTCCTTGTCGGTGAAGACCACCGGGTCCTTGGCCTTGGCGAGCTCCTCGGCCTGGTCGAGGTCGCGCTTGCGCGAGTCCGCGTCGGCCTTCAGGAACGCCTCCTGGCCGGTTTCGTCGAGGCTGGCCAGGTGGGCCTTCTCGATGTCGGTCATGGCCGCCAGCGCGGTCGCAGCGACCAGGCGCTTCTCGAGATCGGCGATCTTGGTGTCCGCGTCGCTCGGGGTGGCGCCCTTCGGGGTCGGGTTGGGCATGGATCCCTCCTTGGGGTCGGGGTCTGCGTCTTGGGCGACTTCCGCCCCTGACTTGGACAATGCGAGCTCCCCCTCGGCCGGAAGCATTGCTCCCAGCTCCAGGGCCACCGCCCGCGACGTGATGTGCTTGGCGACCTCGGCTCCCGCCTTGGTGTCACCGTGTTCCCTGATCGCGTCCCGAAGGTCGGCCTTCGTGACGATTGCGTAGCTGCCGTCCTTGCGGGCCACGCCGGCTTCGGCCAGGCGCTTCCGCTCGTCGGGGTCGAAGGCGCGCTTCATGACGTCCTCGCGCATCAAGACCGTGAGGGTCTTCTCCTCGAGGATGCTGTGCGTGTGGCCCTCGTTCACGGCGATGGTGAGCGACCCGTCCGTGTTCCGGACCCAGGCGTGGGAGTGCCCGTATTCGCTGCCGGGGTCGCTCTCGTAGGACGTGTGGCCACCGTCCGACTGGTAGGCGTCGTCGTCGATGATGTGCTGGTGGCCACCCTCCACGCTGGTGAGCTTGACCCGCTTCGCCACGTGCGTCTCTTCGTCCTCGTCGTCGTCCTTGTCGGCCTCCGCCTCGGCGGCTTTCATGGCCTTCATGATCACCGCGGCCGCAGGCTCCTGCACCGGCACGTCGCAGATGGTCACTTCCTCGAGCACCCACTTGTCGAAGGCCACAGGCTTCTTGGCGACTGATACTCGACCCATTACGCAGCCTCCTTTGTCATCGGCTTGGTGCTGAAGAGCTTCCCGCCGATCGAGAAGGCGGCGTATTCTCCGCTCTCGACCTTGCTCAGGATCTCCTCGCGGCAGTCCTCGTCCGGCTTCCACCCGACCATCAGCCCGGTGATCCGACTCTGCACGCCCATCGCCTTGGCGATCTCGGTGGTGAGCGGGAAGGCGAAGATCACCGTTCCGCGCTTCACCACCTCTTTCGTCTCCGGGTCCTTGCGATGCATCTCACCGCCAGTCCGCAAGGTCTCCATGAAGACCGCCGAGCCGCTGAGCATCTCATCCTCGGGGATGTGGTGCTTCTGCAGATCGATGTAGGGCTCGCCGTTCACGTTGCAGGCGATCGCCCAACCGAAGACGATCCCGAGGCCGCGATGGGCCTTGGCCACCGGGATCGACTTGGTGAAGGTCACTTCCTTGGGCATGGTCGCTTAGGCGGCGACGCCGCGCTCCACGTAGAGGATCTCGACGGTGCCGGTGACGGTCGCGACGGCGGTTCCGGTGGTGACCGGGGACGAGCCGTTCAGATAGACCTTGTTGTCCGCTGCGGCGGTCTTCGCCACGACGCCGATGGCCGCGGCCACCGCGCCCTTGACCGTGCCGGTCGCGCCCGCGCCGACGCCGTCGATCTTCTGGCAGAGGTCGTCCTCGCTCGCGTTGGAGAAGTCGGTCGACGCGGTCGGGACCGTGCCAATGGCGATGTCCAGCGATGTGAGCACGTCGGTGGCGAAGCCGGCCATGGTGACCGCCAGGTCCACGACCGCGCCCAGGATGAGGATGTTCGTGTTGGCGAAGGTGGCCAGGAGGAGATCGCCGTAGTTCTCGGTCGAGATCATTTCGAGCTCGGCGGCCGTCAGCGTGAGGATGGCACGCTTGATCGGCTGCGCCTGCTCGGTGAGCGCGACCAGCCCGGCCGTGTTCGGGGTGACGGCCGCCGCCTCCTCGACCACCGAACCGAGGATCTTCGAGCCTGACGCCAGGTCCGCGCCGGCCGCCAGCGTGCTGCCCGCTCCGATCTCGTGGTTCTCGAGCAGGGACTTCGTCTTGGACTTGTGCATCAGGCGCTCCTCCGTTGGGGGGGTGTGTTACGCAACGAGGTCGGCGACGGCAGCCGAAGTGCGAACGCGGGTCCCAACGGCGCAGCGGCATTCGATCACGTCTGCGGCGGGTGCGAGCTCGTCCCCTGGGTAACGCAGGTCGTTCCCCAGGCCGCTCGTAAATGGGACCCCCCATGGACGCTTCTGACCATGCATTGCCTTGTGACTCCCGCGGACTCTTTCGTCCTTCGCCGTGTTCCATTCTCGGATCAGCTGGTCGAGCGAGATGTCACCGCTGTCGATCGCCTGCTGGAAGGCCGCCTCGTTTCCTGCGTTCACCGCGTGGAGCGCTTCGGTCCTTGCGATGACCTCTGAGCGCTGCTTCAGGAGGCCTTCCCGATAGCGCGCTACCATCATCTCAATCTGATTCTCGGTCAAGGGCCTCTTCGTTACGATCGCCTGCCGAAGCGTGCGGTCGAAACGCTTATCCCGGAGCCCGCGCGTGAGCGCTTGCGCGGAGTTCGTTTCGAGCATCCTCCTAAAGTTCTCTGCTGCAAGGACTTGCTTCCGCGTCAGGCCGATGGCCCCGCGGAAGTCTCGCGCGACCGCTCTCGGATTCCGCCCCTCGGAAATTCCCCGAATTAACGCCTCCCGCGAAGCCTGCCTCTGACGGTCGGTGAACTCCTGGATGAACCGGAGGCGGTTTTGGCGCATCCAAGCGACCGCCCGCGGGTTGCTCCCATCGAAATCAAAGGCAATTTCCACCAGGCCATCGATGAACTTCGAAACGTCCTTGGCCGACCCGATGTAGGCCGACGTGATCTCGTTGGCGAGGGTGGCCGCGGCGGCCTCCACGAGACGGATGGCCTCGTAGGGACGGCCCTCGGCGATCAGGCGCTCGATCAGCGCGATGGGGGCGGCTTCGGTGAGCTTGCGGACGATCGCGCGGAAGCGGTCGCGGACCTTTCCCTCGTAGCGATTGATGATCCGGTTGACGTCTTCTTCGCCGTATTCGACCCAGGGCATGGAGGCCTCCTACGCGCGGATCTGGCAGGTGTAGGTGGCGATCGCGGGGTCGCGCTCGACCCGGACCACCCGGTAGGTCGTGCCCTCGGCCGTCAGGGAGTCGCCGGGCTTCGGGACCGTGTCGCCGAGCGGCTTGGCCAGGATCAGGGCCTTCTTGTCGCCGATCTCCGCCAGGCCGAACCCGACCTGGCGCTCGGTGTAGACGTCGATGATCCCCTCGCAGGGCACGTCCACGGTGGTTGGGTCCGTGCCAGCGAGGGGGTCGGACACGCTGCGGGTCCCCGGCGTGATGCTCTTGAGGGTCATGGAAACCAGCTGGCCAGCGAACGCGCTGCCGATCAGGTCCTGGAACTTGACGCCGAACAGGTCGTTGCTGGCCATGCTTGTTGTCCTCAGTCTTCCTCGGCGTCAAGGCTGGTGACGAGCACCCCCTTGTCATCAATCCGTGCCGGGCAGATTTCCTGGAACCACCTCTGGGCTTCAGAACGCTCCTTCTCGAGGCTTGGCCCAGGACAGAAGTGCGGGTCGTCGATGATGAATCTGTCTTCCATCACGCGCCCCCTTGTTCCGGCTGCTTCTCGCCCGCGGGCTCGATGGACAGGGAATGCACCTCCATCTCGATGCGAACCCTCGGAAATTCGTGGAGCCGCATCACGACTTCGGCCGAGTAGGCGACGAGCTCCACTTCGGAACCGTCCTCGAGAACAGCGAACACCGTCTGTTCTCCATGGATCGCCTTCCCGACAATCTTCGCCGTCGTGGCAAGTGGTGGCATCGCTCCCCCTATCCCCCGGTGTCCTCGGAGGTCTTCAGGTCCACGAAATCCACCAGGAGCTCCAGGAGCACCGTGGTGCGCTTCTCCGGGCGGAAGCGGATGTCGAGGCCCTTCGCCATCACCTCCACGGTCTTCCCGTCTTCGAAGACGAGCTCCACCTTGGTCTCGTGGGGCATTACCCCGCCCGTCATTCTGATCTTCGGAATCTCCGGCATTGAGCACCTCCTATGCAAAGCCATCGGTCAACTGGTAAGAGTCGGCGTCGTAGCTCATCACGCCATCCACGCCGCTCGCCAAGGGATAGGCGAGAGAACTCGGCGATCCGAGGAAGGGCTTGATGAGCTCGAGAACACGTTGTGGCCACCGCGAGGCGCTCCGGTCGGTCGGCCGGAACCGTTCGACCTCGACCGAGCCGGCCTTCAGGCGCTTCTCGTTGGTGCCGGTGGTGGGGTTGTCCTGGACCGAGTCGGGATCGCCGGCGAGCTCCTCGCAGAGTTCCGCGAAGGCCTCCAGGATGTCCGGGGCGATGTCCGTGCTCGGGACGGGGTCCCCTTCCAGGTCGGTGAGCCCGGTGCGCGGGTGCGCGATCGCCTGGGATTCGGCCGTCTTGTCGCCTGCCCAGACTGTGCGATCGAACATGCGCGTGGCCGAGACCATGGCCTGGCGCTGTCCGGTGGCCACCTCGAGGGCGGCCCAATCGGATGCGCCGAGCGATGCGGCCAGGTAGGTGGCCACGTCCGTCTGCTCTTCGTAGACGTCGTAGTCGGTCCCACCAATGTCCACTACAGGCATCAGGCTTCTCCTGGCTTATGGTCCAAGTTCAAATCGCCCATTCGCCGCCGACCACCGAACCGTATCACCGTCGTTCGGGGTCCCATGGTTCACATCGCTCAGTCCGACAAGCCTCGGAGCGGACAGAACACGCACGAAGAAAATGCCAGAATCCACATTCTGGAACAGACAGTATCCGATGACTGTCGTGAAGGCCGGGGCATCGGGGGGTGTAGCCCGCAGGGTCCCCGGTGTCGTTTCGGACAGGAACCCGATGCCACCCGCCGCAATCGCCGACGTGTCCGTATCTCGCACGAGGCCGCCCACGTTGACATATCCGCTTTGATTGTCGTCGATCGGCTCGGTCGTCATACCGAGCGGCACGCTCCCGGCCCCGGTGCTCGCGTTCGCAAGAGCGATCGTGGGGCGGCTTCCCTGCGCCCCATTCACAAACACCGCCATGCCATTGTCGATATCAACGCCGGTCTTGTTCGTGCAGCGAACGAGCTGCTCTTGCCCGACCTGAAGCACGACGCGCCCGCCTGGCAGCCCGTATTCCAGCGTGCCGTCCTCCGCGTTCCACTGAAGGCGGCCCTCCAAGACCCCGTCCTCGAAATCTGTCCGAAGGTTGATGCTGTCGACGTGAGCACGCGGAGCGAGAATCGGTCTCGTGAACTTCTGGAACCCCATCACTCAGACTCCTGTCCCCCACTTGCGACGGCGGTGGGCTTGGGGATGTCCTTGCGGTCCGGCGGTAGCGGGGCCACAGGGGCCCCGTCGCCGTCTTTCTTGCCGCCCCCGCCGCTGAGCAGGGACAAGTCCTCGGGCGGCACGTAGGGCACGTGGGCCGGCAGGCCGAGAAGCTCGCGGATGGCGTCGAGCGCCGGGTCGTCCGGGGCGATCATCGCGCCGGCCTGGGCCATGTCCACCAGCGAGCCCGTGATCTGCTCGATGTCGCGGTATTGGATCTGCGCGACCTTCATGGTCGGCATCGTCTCCTTGGGCCAGCCGTTCAGCTGCCAGATCGGCTTCAGGATGTCGCGCTGGACCTGCTGGCGGATCTCCTTCACCGCGCTGTCCACGATCAGCCCGAACTGCTGGGACTTGTCCCGCGCGAGCGCGAGCGAGCCCTTGCCGTCCGTCCCGAGCAGCAGCCAGTCGACGCCGAGGATGCGCGCGATCTCGGCGGTGATCCGGGTGATGGCCACGCTCGCGTCCGGCATCACCACGCTGCCGCCCTTCATGACGTCCAAGCTCCACTGCGCCACGGCGGTGGGCGTGTTCGCCTCGTCCTGCGATGCGTAGGTCATCGAGTCCAGGAGCAGCCCGTAGTCGCTCGTCCGGACGTGGTTCTCTACGACGTCCCGAAGCGGCTTCAGGAGGTCCTCGACCTGCGCCTCGGTGAGCTTGCCGGCTTCCTGGGCCTGGCGGATGGCGGCCAAGGGTGCGCGCCCGATCGGGATCCCTCGAAGGTCCGTCTCGAACCCGATCATCTCGAGCTCTTGGATCCGGCGAAGCCGCGCGCCCGGGTCGGCGCAGTGGCGGAACAGGCCGAGCCCCTCCGGGCCGTCCTCGATCGAGTCGTCCAGCATGTAGAGGATCTTGGAGCGCGGAAGGAAGATCTCCTGGCTGGTCTGCGGGTCCCGCTGGTAGGCGCCGAGCACCTCGCCGTGGTCGCCCATCTCCCACCGCTCGATCGTCTTCTGCCCGCGGGCCTCCACGTCCAGCAGACCGATCTTGCCGTCGTCCCGGATCTTCGCGGTCCACTCCTGGATGCCGAAGCCGTAGAACTTATACATCGAGGCCCGCCGCACCACCCGGTGCCAGCTGGAGTCCATGTCGTCCAGCATCTCATCCACGAACTCCGCGGCCTCCACGCCGCCGGGCCCCTCTGCGGGTTCGGCCTTCCACTCGGGCTTCGCCACGAGGTTCAGGAAGTAGCGCACGCCGGCCGCCACGATCGAGATGTTGGCGACGAGCTCCGAGAAGGTCTTGTATCGAAGCTGCCCCTGCAGGTTCGGGTCCTTCTCCGGCCGGATGACGAAGCCACCGAACACGGCGACGCCGCTGGTGCCGAGCTTCTTGGTCTTGGACGCCGACTTGGGCGCCGGGGCGGCCTCGGTCCCGAGCGCCTTCTGGATCGTTACGTCGTCTGGCACAGGATCACCTCCGGGGCTGCGAAGTGGTATTGCTTGGTCGCCGTCATCGCAAGGATCCTCGAGTAAGCGCGACTCGTTCCGTCGACCTGGTCGTCGTTGGCTCCGCGAGGGAAGGAAGCGAACTCGTCGAGGTAATCTTCGTTCCAACTCGCGTCGACGAGAAAGAGATTACCAGCTTGAGCTTGTGCGGCCAGGGGCTCGGCACGTAATTCCTTGGAGCCGCTCTCCGACGAGAACCGCACCAGGTAACCATGTAAGAGACGCGCCAGTGCGGCTTTCTGTGTCTTGCCGGCCTGTCCCGGGTCCTGCGGGATGTCCTGGATGCATGAAAGTCCGTCCCGCTCCGCGGTCGTTTTCATCAGCATCTCGACCTCGTAGGCCGTCCCCTGGATGCGCCGAACGTCCAGGATCCAGAGGCGGCCTTCGGCGTCGATCCCCATCTTCACGCCCGCCGTGTAGGACGACCGAACCCCCGTCGAGGCCGCGAGGTCCCAGCCGCGGCAGACGAACGACATCTTCGGCGCAGCGAAGGTCGGCACCTGGAAGTCCGCCTTCTGGAACGAGCCGCCGCCGCGGGGCGCTGGCCTCTGCTGCAGCTGCCCGGCCTCGGCGTAGACGCCGCCCCACGCGCGCAGGTTCTTCTTCAGGTCCTGGACCTGGCGCCCCGGGAAGCGGGGCGGGCAGAGCAGCTCCCCGAGCTTCGTCCGCGGGTCCTTGAAGCCCAGGGCGGTCTTCGACTTGTAGGGGTGGTCGGGCTCATACTCCATCGGCAGGCAGAGATGGTCGAAGCCGAGCTCCTTGGCCAGGATCAGCCCCGACACGTCGCGCTCGTGCACGCGCTGCATGATCACCACCATGGCCGAGTTCTCGTCGTTGAAGCGCGTCGAGACCACCTCGGAGAACCACTGAAGGGCCCCGTCCCGCTTCAACTCCGACTCCGCCTCGCGCACGTTGTGGGGGTCATCGATGATGAACCGATCGCCACGCTCGCCGGTGGCCACTCCCCCAACCGACGTGGCGAACCGCCACCCCATCTTCGTGTTGTCATAACGGATCTTCTGGTTCTGCTCGGCCAGCAGCTGGAAGCGATCGCCCCAGAACTGCTGGAACCACCCGGAGAGCATCAGTGTGCGGCAGTGTCTGTTATCTCTGATCGCCAGCGCCTCGGCGTAGCTTGCGGTGATGAACTGTGTCCACGGCCGGTTCAGCGGGCCCCACTCCCACGCCGGCCAATAGACATTGACGAACCGGCTCTTGGTGCAGCCGGGCGGAATATTAATCAGAAGGCGCTTAATTTGCCCGTGGGTCACCGCCTCGAGATGCTCGGCCATCGCGCCCAGGTGCCACCCGTCCACGAACGGACGCGCCGGCTCGAGCACGTGCCAGCCCTTCCGAACGAAGTCGATGAAGTGCTCCTCGCAGTCCAGTCGATCGAGCTCAAGCTCGAAGGCGTCCGGATCCCGAACCGCGGAAGCGAGCATCTCATCGTAGCCCGGGTGCGACACCGGCTCCTTGCGGGCCATGGCATCGATCGGAGTGCCCTTCATCGCGCTCGCCCCTTGTTATTCTGGCCGGCGCCCCCCTTGCCGGCCTTCTTCGAGACCGGGAGCACCACGTCGTGCGCTTCGACCTTCCCGAGATCCTTGAGCGTCTCGCCTGGGAGCGCCCCCTGCTGGATCGGGAGGCGCCGCTCCTCGTCCGTCTCGGGCCCGTCGAGCGCGTGGTGATTCTGGCGGACCTCCTCGATGACGATGCGGAAGCTCTCGCGCGCCCGGCGCGTCAGGAACTTCAACTCCCGAGGCGGCGCCAGCTGCTCCTTGCTCTCCGCCTGGAGGATGGCCACCTGGTTCTCCACCTCCACCGAGATGGCGGTGCCCGGCTTCTGCGGCTCGATCAACGCCTTGCACAGCAGCATCGCCATCGTCCGGTCCTCGTAGGCGAGCTCGACGCAGTATTCGATCAGGCTCTGGCCACGACGCCGGCCCTCCCGGTCCATCGCCTCCTTGAAGAGTGTCCTGAAGTGCTTCCCCTTGTGGACCCCCTTCGTGGCCGCCGCGATCGCCTGGCCCTCATGGCCCGTCAGGTTGCCGGGAACGAAGCGCCCCGTCTTCGAGTCCCGGTCGCTCACCTCCGTGGCCAGCGACACATTGACGTCCGTCGTGGTCAGTGCTTGACTCTCGTCAGGCCCTTTCTCTTCTTCGGCCATCCCGCGAACCCTCCAAAGGCCAAGTCTCCCGAGTCCTGCAACACCGAAAGGAGCGCCGCCTGGTGCTGATTCTGACACGAAAAGGGATCCGTGACTATCTGCGGACCTTCCGCAAGGCGTCTCTCGACAAGCTCGCAGAGATCGCAAACCCAGAGAGTTCTCTACGCCACTCTCTCTACGGGCGCAACACCGTCTCCAAGATCGGGACCGTGGGCGAGTGCGACCCCAACGGCGCCGAAACGTGGTCAATCAGCGCCTACGACGCCCTCTTGCCCATCTACAACGCCGTCAAGGAGCACGGCCACAAGGGCGGCCTCGAATGGCTCGGGCGCGTCATGAAGTTCGCCCTCGACATCGTTCCCTGGTGGATCAACGCCTTCCAGATCCCGCCCGGAGAAGATGCCCGCTTCGAGCCCTGCGAAAGCCGAGACGAGATGCTCGCGCAGGGGAAGAAGGGCGACACCGACCCCAGACGCCACTTCGCCTGCTACGGGCTCGCCCTCCTCGTGGTGAAGCTCCTGCACCTCAACCTCTGGACGAAGGCCCAGGCCATCAACTTCCTCTGGACCCTCCTCGCGGACCAACTCAACAGCCTCCCGCGCAGGGCACGCTTCCAGAGGGAATACCTCCGCTACGGGCACACCATCGCCGGCCTCGCCGGCATCTGTGAGGCCGCACACGAGCTCGGGGCGGACGGGGAGGCCATCAAGGCCGCAGCCCACCACGCCCTCACCAACGCCGTCGCCTTCGCATACCGAGGGGAATGGGCCACCAGGCACGATCGGGACGTCATGGACCTCCGCATCTGGACCTACGGTGGCTTCCGCTTCGACGACTACCTCAACCGCTACACCCCCGCCTTCCCGGACGGCCACTTCCTCTACGGAGGCCAGACCTGGTATTACGCCATCTGCGGCCGGGCCCTGGCTCGCACCTGGCGAACCGCCAAGCTCATCGGCGACAAGGCCCTCGAGGGACTCGCCATCACCCGCTTCTTCCAACTCACCGACTGGATGGATCCCCTCCTTCGAACCCAGATGCCCACCAGGCCGCTCTGGAACGAGGACGCCACCGCCGAGGGACCCATGTTCTTCAACTCCCTCCTGATGGGCGGAACCAGGGACGGAACCACCAGACCGCCATACCTCACCGTGGACGACGCCCGCGACGGCAAGGTCCTGTCCATCAGCCAGTGGGAGGAACTCGCCCAGGACCAGACGTTCGTCCGATTCGCCGGATGCGAGTTCCACGAAGGCGACGAGGACGCGTATTGGGCCACCACCTACACCGACCCCGCCGGCGTCACCCACAAGCGCGGACACGGCAACGCCGGACGCCAGGCCCCGGGCCTCCCCGGATACGACGTCCAGAACTGCCACGCCATGTGGGGATGCCTGATCATGCGCGCACTCGCCTCCGGGAACCCCAACCTACGAAGGCTCGCAGAGATCGCCGGCGTCACAGCCGTCGCTCTCGGGAACTCAACGGATCTCCACCAGAGCTTGAGCAGAGCCATGGACCCCGAGAAGGGCATGCACACCGGACTCAACGCTGTCGGACAGTTCTCACGAGCCTACTGCTGGAACTGGTCCGCCATGGACGAGCTCGCCCTATCCCTACAGGTCTGATCCCAACCCAACCAGGCCCGGCGTAGGATCTCCGCGCCGGGCCCCCCACAGCCCCCCGATCGCGCCCCCTGCCCCCCGCCGTAGACCGCTGATCAGAACCGGATCCGATCCCCACGGACACCCCAAACCGCCCCCAAACGCCTCACCGCGCCCTTTCCGACTCCTGTCCACCGGGACGCCCCGCCGTCAAACCAAAGACCCAGGGATCCAGAATGGGGAGAAAGGAGGACATGATCAAAAAATGAAACAAGTCGATCGAGGAGGGTAGGCGATCCGCCCCCCCAGAGGAGAGATCTGGCGGAATCTGGCGGGAAAATCCTTCCCACTCACCAGGACCTGGTGACCCCTGCCCCGATCAGGTGGGAAGATCCTTCCCTCTATTCGCCATCGGGTGGGGGCGCCCGGGGGGCGCGGGGTCGGCCTACCGGGCCGCGGCGGCGCGGCGGTGGGCCTTGGCGAGGCGGTCGAGGTCGGCTTGCGCGAGGCGGAGGGCGCGGCGGGCGGCGGCGGCGCGGTCGTAGGGGGCGGGCTTCTTCATCGTGCTTCTCCGTTCGGGGTCGGCGGTTCTCCGGGCGGGCGTCCTTCGCCCCCCGGCCTACCTACAGCTTCGGCAGACCCCGGCCTCGGCTGAAGGGTATTCCGGAAATACCCGACCCCCCTACTACGGGGCCTGCGGGCGCCGCTACGGGCCGCGGGCGTGGTTGGGCCTACGGGGCGCCCGGGTAGGGGGGGGGCCTGCGTGCGGCGCGGTGGGGCAGGGTAGGGGGGGGTCCGGTAGGCGTAGCGTGCGCCCCCCCCCCAACGGGGGCGTGGCGTAGGAGGCGGCGCCTACCCGGGGTCGGAAGGGGGGCGCCTACCCCGTGGCCTACCGGGGCGCGGCCTACCCGGGCCGCTACGGGGGCGCCCCTACCGGGCCTACCTACCGGGCCGGCCTGGACGGGGGGCCGCTACCCGGGCGCCTACCCTACCGGGACGGGCGGCCCCACCCCGGGCGCCTACGTGCGGCCGTGCGAGGCGGCGGCCCCCCCCGACCCCCGACGCGGCGGCTTCCGGGCCTACTTCCGGTCCGGGCTCTGGCCCTCTTCGGTCCTAAGTCTTTGCTGTGTAGGGGGTTCAGCGAATACGAGGGCGGTGGCGAG